CTCTAATAATATGTATTTATTTTTAATTAAGTTCCTCTAGATAGGAAAACAGCCGTGTATAAATAACGAAAGAAAGGAAGTAATTAAATGATATTTTTAGATGTAAGACCTAATGGGGAACTGGTAAAATCTCCTTGTCACCCATATAAAACTGCTACTCTAGCAAAAGATGTCTGTCTTCTTATGCCTATAAAGGATTCTGATACTTTTTATAGTGTAGCAGACAATATTAAAAGTATGCACGGAAATTTTAAAATAAAGTATATGCAATCTATATATTTTCCATGGAAAAAGAAATGTAAAGTAGGTACACAAGTTATAACATTCATAGATAAAGATACTACTGAAAAAACAAAAGAAGCTAATAGAAGAGGATATTTAAAAGCAACATCTTTAAATAGTAGAATAAAGAATTATAATACTATGATAGATATGACTGCATTCTTTGATAAAATAAAAAATGTTAAATTTACTAGAGCTAATCTTTATACATTTTGGGAAGCTTTTCTAGATACATGGGATTTACCACATAAGAATAAATACTTATATTTCTGTCCAGAAATATGTCTAGTGAAAATAAATAATATAAATACTATCAAGCCTATAGATATACAACCTGATAACATTTATATTAGCTTTCTATTTATGTTAAAGTATTTCTATGAGAAAATAACTAAGTTACTAATAGATAGAGATATACAGATATTATTTACAGACCACAGAAGTACATTTAGATTTTCGTTTAAAGAAAATACATTAGATAAAGATTCTACTATAAAGTTATTATTTAAAAACTTTAGAAGAATGTATTTAGGATTAGAAATAGATAAAAATCCAGAAGATGAAATAAATGTAGAAGATATACAACCAGAATCTGATAATGTAAAAGAATTAGATGAGAAAAAAATAAATAAGATAATCGCTAGTAATAGTAAACCTAAAGAAACAGTGGTTAAAATAGAAGAACAAGATCTAGTTAACATAACTACAGATAAAGTCTCTACGACTAAATTAGAAAGTGAAGAAATAGATAATTTAGTAACTACTTCCCCTGAAGTTATAGAAAGAGAAATAGAAGAGAAAAATAAAAAGAATGATAAAGCTTTGGAACAAGCTAGAATAGTAGAAGAGATAGTAGAGAAATCTTCTCCTAAACCTTTACCGCTAGATATAAGAGGTCATAAATTAAAAACTAGAAGAACTAAAATAGAAGAAAGAAATTTAGTTGAAGTATTAGCTAGTATAGAGAATATGGCAGAAGGTATTGAAGAAAAGGTAGTTGACAATGGAACACCAGATAACTTTAATCGATTCCGTATATATGAATATGATAATCAATACCAGAAACAAGCTAAGAAAGATAGAGTAGAAATAGGAAAATCTTTAGAGACTAGTTCTGTTCCTTTATTTATGACAGATTATAATGAGAAGACTGATGATAAATTAGCTGACTCTTATGTTAAGTCTGTACAATATACCTTCGAATCACCTAATTCTACAAAAGAGAGACATACATTTACTGTAAGAGTTCCAGAGTTAAGAGAAGGAAGATACTTGTATTTAAATGGATCTGATAAAGCTATGATTAGACAGAAAGTAGCTCTTCCTATAATAAGATTAAAAGATAGAGTTGTTTTCACATCTTATTACAATAAAATGTTTATAGACTATACATCTGGAAATTTAACTAAGAAAACTGCTAAAATAAAGAAGTTTATAAAATACATTAGAAAGCATTTTTCTTACAATGATTTAAAAGTTAATTTCGATTTTTCTCCTGCATATTATGCTAATCATGAAAAGAATAATTTCAGTGAGGAGTTATTAGAAGTTACTAGATATATATCTAAAATAACAATAGATAAAGAGAATTATATAGATTTTTCTTTAGGAGAAAATTTAATAGGAAGAATAAATGGTATGGAAATATTCCATAACTCTACAGATAACTATTATTACGATGAAGAATTAAAATTAGAGTATGATATATTAACAGTATTTGATCTTATATTATCTAAATTGAATAATTATGTTACAGAGTATTGGAATAATCAGATAAGAAATAAAAAAGCATCAGATAATCTTATTAATCCTAAAGCATTCTTGTTAGGAAAAAGGATAGATTTATTATTAATATTATTACATAATTATGATGAGAATCTAATGGAGATATTAAATATATTGAGTGAACAATATAATCTAGAGTACGTTATAACTCCATTTACAGAAGAGAAAGCTCCTAAAAGAATATATAATGACGATGACGGAGACCAATTTTTATTTTCTAATTTTTCGTTAGATATAAAATATAATAATCTTCCTAATAGAGCTTTATTAGATATTCTTAATTCTTGGGATTTAGCTTTATACGACAGTCTTAAATTAACGGGTATAGTAGAAGATCAAATAGAATCTAGTAATACTGTACTTTACTTAGCTAACTATAAAGATTTATTTATAGATCCTATTACTAAAGATGTAATGGATGAAATGGGAATACCTTCTACTTGGGGAGAAGCTATAATATATTGTAATTTCCTATTATTTAATTACGATAGAAGTATTAAAGAAATATCATTGAAGAATGAACGTATGCCATCTAATAGTGAAGTTATACAAGGTATATTATATAAAAAGGTAGCAGATGCTTATGGAGAATATTCTGTTAAGAAAAAACGTGGTAGTAAAAACGCTGTATTCTCTGTAGAAAGAGATGCTGTTATCTCTGAAATAGTTACACTTCCAAATGTGGAAGAAAGTAATAAGATAAATCCTGTACAGAATTTAGATAAAACTTTAACAGTTAGCAACAAAGGACATTTAGGAATAAATGATGATAGATCTTATACAGCTCCTAAAAGAGAATGGGATAAATCTTTTTATGGTATAATGTCTGATGTATCTCCTTATACTAAAGGATCTGGAGTATCTAAACACTTAGCTGTTAATCCTAATATAACAGAGAAGAGAGGTTTCTTTAATGAGACCGAGATAGAAGATGTGACACCAGATATGATTATGTCAGTATCTGAGTCATTAGGACCTTTTTCTCAAAGACATGATTCTACTCCACGTTTAGCTATGGGTATGCAACAATTCAATCACTTATTAGGAACGGAAGGATCAGATGTATCTCTTGTGAGTTATGGAATGGATACTAGTATGGCTGCTTTAGACGTAGATTTTGCTCATCATCTTCCTGATGACGGTGAGATAACATTTATGAATGATAGATATATAAAAGTGAGATTTTCTAATTTAACGGAAAATGGAAAACCACTGGAAAAGATATACCAAATAGATAAGATAGAACGTAATGCAAGTAAAGCTTTCTACATACCTAATAATATGGAACTTAATCCAGATATCAATTTTAAAGTAGGAACTAAATTAAAGAAAGATACTATACTTATGTACAATAAGAATCTATATCAATATCATGGAGGAGATATAGTATTTAAATCTGGTCCTATAGTTAATGTAGCTATAGCTAATTCACAGAACTCTTATGAAGATGCTGTTTTAATTACAGAGAGTTTAGCTAAAAAACTTAAAACTAAAACAGTTAAAAGAATAAGTGTTAAATTAAATGTTAATAATAGAATAATATTTGCATTAAAGGAATTAGCTAATATAAATCCTGGTGATCCTATATTTAAATATGCTGAAGATACAGGAAGTGAATTTATAAACCAGAACTTAGATCTCTCTCTATTAGATGAAACTCTTTTAAAAGTTAAAGAATCTCATTATAAAGGAAGAATAAGTGATATTTATATTTACTATAAATTATCTGATGATGAGAAAAAAGCTATGGATCCTAGTATAAAGAAATTTATAAGAGATATAGAAAATATGTACGAGGTAAAATATAAGACTAGTACATTAAGACAAAATCTAATAGCTGTAGATGCTAACAGAGATGTAGACCATGTAACCGAATTGAAAGGTGTTAAAAGAAACAAGATAAATGGAGATAATGTAGATAAGGGTGTTATATTAATAGAATACTTCTTAGAAGTAGATCAACCATTCACGATAGGAGATAAGATAACTGTAGGTAATACAGCACTTAAAGGTGTATGTAGTAAAATAGTTAAAGATGATGAAGCTCCTTATGGGTATACAACTAAAAGAAAAGTGGATCTAATATTATCACCTATATCACCTTTAGCTCGTATGGTTTTCAGTACATTTATAAATGGAGTCTTATCAGCTTGTGTAGTACAAATGAATGAAGATCTGAAAAAAATAGTTAATAAGAAATAAAAAAAAAATATCCCCCTCTCCAATTACGGGGAGGGGGATTAACCTGCTATAACTTTCACAGCTAAAGCAAAAGCTGTGATCATTAAGCAGATCATATGAAAATGATCTATCTTTTCCATAATAGATCTTCCTCCTTTTTTTTTTAATCTCGACAATTATTTCTTTTCGGGATAGGTTGTCGGCAACTACCACTGCACCATCTGACTTTCAGGTTATCTGCTTCATTTCGTAACCTGTAGTTTCTCTGGTGACGTCTCCATCCGATTAACGTACAAGTCCTGGAACTGAGACTATGTGTCCCAATTCATTTCTTGTCGCCAGTGAGGACGCTGGTGAGTATACATCAGTTCTGTGAGGAACCGCTGATCTCACCATCGCAGAAACTATATAGATAGTTCCTTCATCTGGATCAGGAAGTCCGTAGACTTCACCATACTTTACAGTATAGTATCCAGGGGAAACTTCTACAGTAGTTTCCTCCACTCTCGCTGGATTATCCTTATCTTCAGAAGGTACCACTAAATGGAATCCTTCTTCCGGTCTGGACAACACAATCGGATGGGGAGTCAAGTTAACTAGCTTAACTCCTTCGTACATATTAACACCTCCTTTCTTTATTTTAATTTTTGTTAATATGTTACACTTATATGATATATAAATGAATAAATGTTAAATATAATAAGACGGAAGAAAAAAAATGAGTGGGAATTACCCCACTCCTTATTTATTTTGATTTTCAAATTCGTTCAATACTCCTTTCTTTAAATTCTTTAATACAATTTCTCCTGGGATATGTTTTTCAAATCTGAATTCAATATCCCTATTTTCATCCTTTTCATAATAACTGAATAATCCAATTATATCCCCGTTACTACCAGGTCTGAAAATACCTTCATCGAAATATTCTCTATAAAGAGAATACTCAGATTTTATTTTTGAGAAATTTATATACCCACTTAAGAAGTTTTTTCTAGTATATATTTTATTGAAGAATTCTTCGATATATAGATGATAACTTTCTTCCGGTAAACACATAACTTCAGTATTAAATGATACGGACATTAAGAGACCTATATCATGTATATCCAAAAGTGATATTATATGAGGTGATAATTTAGATATATCTAAGAAGAAATTGCAGTACTTATCCATATCTAAGATATAGAGGAATAATTCTCTCAAGAAGTTCACTGTATCTATATTAGCTGGAGCTAATACTTGTTTTATTAAATATCTGTACACTTCTCTTTCTCTTAGTACATCATAATCATTGTCATATTTCCAGAGAATATGATTCTTCATAAATCTCTTATGAAGAGTTTCCCATCTTTTAAGAAGAAATTTTATTCTTTTGTCATCTAGAGTTCTGGATAGAACAAACCTGTCTTTTTCCTTTCCATCTCTAAATAGATCACTGATGGAATAACTTTCACTGAAAGTTGATAATTCTATATCTTCATATAGAACACTAGCTGAAGGTATAGGAAATTCATTTTTTGATAAAAATTTTTCCTTACCTTCTTTATAACTTGAATATCTAAGTATGTCATGATACTTTCTCATCTCTTCAGAGTTAGGATCTATTAGTACATACCAATATCCATCTTCGTCGAAATCATAAAATTCACTTATGAAAGCTATAGGCATTCTATGATCTATTTTTCTCATATCACCATATTTTTCAACCCATTCTTTCTTAAGTTTCTTTATATGTTTTTCAAATTCTCTATTAACTCTTTTAGTATAAGAATATGGAAAAACTAGTTTGAATTTATACTGACCCGCTACACCTTGTTTTTCGGTAGATATTTCTTTAGCACACTTATTGAAGTACCATTTTATTTCCCTAGGTAGGTACAACCATTCAGCATCATCATTAATCTGGAATTGGTCTACTAAAGCAAGATACTCAGTGTTATCATCATCAAATTCTTCTGTGAATTTATCCATATCGTATCGACTTCTAACTGATCCTTCGAAGTATTTTTCATATATCTTAGGATCATCCGGAAATGCTCTTTCAAAAATATGTTTTTTTCTCGTTCTTCTCTGTTCAGACCATGTATTACTATCAACTATCACAGTCCAATCATAAGAATATGAAACATTTTGACTAGCAGAAAGAAGTTTATCCAGAACTTCACGAACTTTCTGAATACTAGGAAACTCTTCCCCGTAAGTTTCTTTAAATTCATCTTCTTCTTCCTTTCTGTAATCTCTGTAATTATAATCGTCCTCACCATCCTCGTCTTCGTCATAATCATCATCGTAAGATTCAGAATATTTAGGACCATTATATGGTTCTATCCACATACGTCCGTCCTCATCAGTTTTAGTTACGATCCATGTGTTTGATTTTATACCGTTAGGATGATCTACATCTCTAAGCCATGGAAGATAAATTAAATCCTTTTCCTCACATTCTTCTTGAGAATATGGGGCAAATCTGTCCCACGGCATGTTTTGCTGTTTCATCTCAACTGTTACTGTTTTCTTCTCAGCTGAGATCTCTTTACCTTTCTTTCTTACTTCAAATACCTTCACTTCCTGGTATAATAGGATGTGAGGTATGTCTCTTAAAATCACCTCCTTCTCTTTGTCTATCATTTCTGATACTTCCATTAGAACGTCGTCTAATGAGACGTAATCTAACTCGATTTGATTAGACCACTCCGCTAACATATCAGAAGTGATAAGTTTTGCTCCTCCATCCACAAAACCTAGATCAGAAAATAATTTCTCAGCTCTCTGATCATTGATGAAAGGAGGATAACACTCGTTATGCATGATGATAAGATTAAAGAAGTTAACTTTCTTACCTCTTCTGTTAAGTCTTCCAAATCTTTGTATCATGACATTTAGTTTATCTGACCATGAGGACACCAATAGATCTAACTCAACATCTACTGACATTGATACTAGATCATTGGATATTAGTATATCAAAGTCATTTTCGAATAATCTTCTTTCATTTTCTAGTCTCTCCTCTACAGAAAGTCTAGAGTGATGAAAGATTACCCCCAGATCCTTTTGTTCCACTTTCAAGAATCTAGTAACTAATTCCATTGTATCTTCCATTTCAACTATGGAATTACAAAGGAAACCTATTTTGTGTGTCTTGTAGAAAGAAAGAACTTGTTCCACTCCTTCTCTTTTACTCCCCACTACAAACGCCTTGTATCTTATTTTATTACTGATATGGGAAAATTTAATAGTTTCAAATCCCATATTTTTGATATCAGCATCTAATGTTGCAGATGCTATTATAACTTGAGACAGTTCTTTTCCTTTGTGCACTGAGAGATATTTTTGCAATACGGTTCTAACTTTTACTGGGTAGTTATCCAGTTCGTCTAGAACTAGTACTGGATCTGTAGTTATAGCTCCCTCCATACCCTGTACTAATATTTTTACATATTCTACCATATACGGATCACAAGTAATCACGTTTATAGTTGTAGCGTCTTTATCTACTATTCTTTCTTCTTTAAGAACAGAAGTGAGAACTCTCACATTTAGGTGAGAAAAATCTCTACATAGTCTTCTGTACATAAATGTACATGCTGTGATAGTAGGTAACATCCAAGTTACGCTACTACCTTCTTTTATAGCTAATAAAATAGCTTCAGTCTTTCCTGATGCTGTAGGAGCATCTATTATTAGGTTTTCTCCTACTTTAGTAGTTGCTATTTCTTGAATCTCGTTTAAATCAAATTTTCCTCTTATTTCGTTTTCTAATACTCTATTCATTTTATACCTCCAAAATAAACCGGGTATTAGATGTTTAAAGTCATGTTTGACTCCCGGTTTTTCATTATTTAATTTATTATTTTTTTTATGCTTCTATTATTAATTTTATTAACCTTTGTTTATAGTCAGAAACCTCATCAACGCTAAGAGGTCTTTTATTTTCTTTACAGAAATTCTCCTCTTCTCTAACTGTATTAATTAGATTGATTATTGCTTCTTGAACTATTCTTTCTTTACTGTTTATTTCTGAGACTTTACTTAGTCTCTTTTTTCCAGCTAACTTCATCTGTCTCCATCTCACTTCTTCCCTTTCATATAAAGTTTCCAGATGCCCTTTTTCCTTGTCAGTGAAGAATAGTTTTTCTTTAATAGTATCTTTGTACTTCTCTGGGAAATGTCTTTTTCCCTGTAATAAATTAGTCATATAAACATTAGATACTCCAAGCATTCTAGCAAAGTTTTCTATAGTTATATTTAATAATAGTAATCTTTTCTTCACATAGTTTCCTATTTCTGTATAGGCTTTTCTCTGCTCTTTTACTGTCCCGAGTTTGTTTCCTCTCGTCATTATATATTCCTCCTAATATACTGGGTATTAGAATTTTAAAAGAACTTAGTTCTTCCCAGTATCTGCATATCTATTATATATTATATAATAGATATTATTTTACACATTGATAATATGTATATAAAATATTATTAGAAATGAAAAAAAAGAAAGGTGGCTATTTAGCCACCCTCTTTAATAATTCCAAAAGGAGTTCTTTTTCACCTCCTTTTAGAATTTCTTGAACTTCTGAAGTTGAGATTTCTATCTCCACATTCAATGACTCAACGTCATACTTATTAAATCCTTCTTCAATTTTTGTTTTCCCCAGGTTTAATTTTATATTCATATTATTCTCCTTAATGATATGGATTTATATTTTAAAGACTTTCTGTCTTCCATATCTTATCTACTTATATATTATATAAGTAGAATATTTTAATCCTCTATAAATTCTTCTATAAGATAATCCATTTTATCTAATATATAATCGTGTAAGTTAGAAACTCTTTTTCTAGCTAATTCATGATCATAACCATTGAACTCTATTCTTTTTATGATTCTATCTAGCTGATCAATATTAGCTTGAATTGTTTTCTTTATACTATTCATTTCCTCTATAGCTGTAGATATCTTACCTTTCTCTCTATCGAATCTTAAAAGTTTTATTTCCCCTAGTTTATCCCTATCTATTTTTTTCAGAAAGTCTTCTAAGAGTTTTTCTTCCTTTTCTATATCTCCTGTTATTTCTTCTATATACTCTTCTAATACTATTTTATAAGATTTTAAATAATCTAAAGATAGTTTTTTATCCATAAATAATTTCCTCCTCTTCACTTAGATCTATATTAAATATTTTTTCAGCTATTTTCATAAATTTATTCATAGCTAGAAATTGTTCTGTATTAAACCAATCTACAGATGATTCTTCTATATTAACTAAAGAATTAATATAGAATGGTATTCTCTCTATAGTTTGGTCTGGATTTTTAGGATGTTTTAAGACTTCAAAATATGGATCTCCTAAATGGTAGCTATATGTCTTAGACCCATATACTGATTGTAATTTAAATCCTTTTATAAAATAAAAGTACAGGTGTACCCTTTCTTTATGTACACATTTTCTCTCATATAATACATCATCATGTGTAAAGAAGAAATTATTCATAAATATAGAATTATATACATCTTCTACTATTTTAGATTCTATGCTCTGTTTCATGATTCTCCATAGAATTTTAAATTTATCCCAATCATCTATTGACCAGAATCTTTGTTCATAGAATTTTATATCACTTTTTATTTTGTAGAATTTTATATAATTATTTAAAGGAATCAAGTATTTTTCTTCTGTAAATATAAAGAATGCTTCCTTTTCCACATCTTCAGGTTTTGATATCGATAGCATATCCTTTAATCCTATAGCTAAAGGATAATTGTAATAAGTACCTATAAGCATATATAGATCACTTCTAGTTATACACGCTAGTCTTGGTTTAGTATATATTCTAATCATTTGTATCCTCCTTATTTCAATAAATCAATTAGTTTACCTAAGAATCCCTTAGGTTTTTCTTCGTATTTTGTAGGCTCAGTTTCATCTACATATTTAGATACAGTAGGACTCTCGTAAGGAAGAGAGAAGTATTCTTTAATCTGTTCCCTAACGTTAGTCATTCTATCAAAGAAACCATCTTTAACTAAAGAATTTTCACCACTGATTCCTACTCTCTCAGGAATACTGCTTATACTTCCAGATTCAGGTATCTTCTCATAGAAAAGATCTCCTATTCTATATTTATATTTATAGATGCCTTCAGCTTCCATCATTAACTCTTCGTCTTTAGAAAATTTAAAATCAAGACGATTAACACCGTCTATTTCCGATATATGACGCATAATTTTCTCAACTAAACGAAGTGCTTCTATATCGAAGGTTTCATTTAATAATCTGGAAGTAGATAAGATTTCTTCTTGCACCCAAGGATGATATATATGTAGATCACATATATTAATAGTCCAACAATCATTGTCGAATGGATCATTATTACATATTAACCATTGATAGTAACCAGCTTCTTTCATAATAACATTTAGAGCGATTTCTTCCCATTCATTTCTAAAATCAAAATAGGACATATAAAAAAACCACGTCTCCCTATTGTCGGCCATATCTGTTTTAATAAATTTGTAAAGTTTAGTTAAGAACATTTCTAATTCTACTACTACGATCTTTTTGTCGTGTGAAGGACTAGTTTTATGGAGTTTAAAATTACCTACTGATACAATAAAACCTCCATTTTTAAATCCTGTTATTTTAGGTTTAGTATATAATTTGAACCCTAAAACTGAATCTAGTTTAAATCTCATTTTCTCATCTCCTTAAAATATTATTTTTTTATCTAAAAAATAAACATGGGTGGTTTCCCACCCATAATATTTATTCTTTCCATTTTATATTAAAAGCTATTTTATAGCCGTTATCTCTCGCATCTTCTAAGACTCTCATGTATTCCTTATATTCTGAATCAGATAAAGTCCCAAAAATAACGATCCCATCTTTCAGTATTTTATTCAGTACATCATAGTGCTCTTCTAAATTGGGACCACATTCAAAGTTGTATATACTGTAATCATCAGCAGCACTATAAGATTCTGCAAAACAAGCATTAAGTAATCTAGATGAATCTCTAGGAACAAAGAATTCTAGCTTATCTATATAAGCTGTCCATCCTTTTCCCTTGTCCTTATCTTTATACTCAACAGCTTTCTCATCCTTTGGATCATCAAATCCTTCTTTACTGAATCCATCTGGGATGTAGCTGTAAGTCTCGTCATGATTAGGAGCAAAGAATAAACTTAAAGTATCAACCTGCTCTTTAGTTAAAACTGTTCCAACATTGTCTTGTAGATAGTTTTGTAACATCATCCCATGTTGTACAAGATAAGTTCTATCAATGTATAACTTATTATTTTTAACATGCTTCTCTAGAGCATTGAAGAAACTCAAATGACTAGGATCATTATTCTTTCCAAAAGAACAATCTATTCTAGATATCTCTAACTGCTTTTTATTTTTAACATACTTGTAGTCATTTGGACCAACTTCACAATTGTAGTAAGATCCATCATATTTGTTTCTAACTCCGAAGACTACACTATTTATATCAAATTTAACTTCGTTGTCAGTATTACTAATTGGACTTTCTTGTCCTTTAACTGAACAAGAAAGAACTATCATCACCATTATTAAAGAATAAATTATTTTTTTCATTATTATCATCTCCTTATTTATTTATATTTTTTTTATTAACCAAATATTCTGAGTCTATCTAGAATGTACCCATTATTCAACATAACTCTTCCTCCTCTAGAAGCAGGATATAATTTAGATATATTTTTCGATATATCTACTCCTAGATCATTACTACTATAATCTCCTATAAAGACCCTAAAGTAATCTAAGAAAGTTGAATAATCTTCATTGTATTCTATTATACTACAAACATAACTGAAGAACTCATTAAGTGTATTAGGGTACTTCTCAGTACCTTTATTATTTTTAGGATCTAATGTGAACTCTTTAGATTCTCCTAATTTACTAACAGTAAATCTAAACTTGTGTGGATTTTTGAAATTAGCTTTCTCGCATAATATAGAAACTTTTTTGGATCCTTTTCCAAAATAAATGGAGTGATTCATTATCCAAAACTCTTTCTGTTTAGATGTGAAATTAACTTCTATTATTTTATCATTTAAAGCTTTAACTATGAAATGCTTAAGTTTAGATTTCCAATCTCTATTCATTCTTCCTGTAGATTGGATATCATCTATATGAGATGAAGTATAATAATTATATTTCTTATAAATATCCATCTCTACTATAAATAGCGGTATTACATCCATGTCCCTTATATTAACTTCAGGATATACTTCCTCAACAAACCCGAGAATAAATCCTACTTTTACTCCACTGATATCTTTATTCTTAACATCAGTATTTAAAAATACAGGATCTTTAAATATCATTAATCTAGTATTTGGGAATTGACATAGTATATCAGGAGAACCTCCTTCTCTGTTCTGTATAGTTGTGACTTTGTAATCTTTGTAAGAGGAAGCTAATAATGATTCTAAACCATCTAATGAATGTTTACCAAACATATTATGTTGGGCTATAGTTTCTTCATCCCAGTAGTAATTTACTAGTTTTTCATAGATACTTTCAAGATTTTTGAATTCTATAGTATTATACTTATCCATGATATAATCATATCTTATATCACAAAGTATATTCTTGATACTATGAACAAAGTCTTCTTTAGATTTCATAACATTAGTATCCAAGTACAATGTAGGTGGGTCTAAAGAATCTCTACTACCAGGATTAGCCCACTCTAAACTAATAGGGTTATCATACTCCTTATTTAGTATGAAATTGATCTTATTGGGATTACCTAGTATTAGCCTAGTCCCATCAACTTCATCATATTTTAGAAGTAATTTCCCTTCTTCAGTGTCTGTTAATTTAAAATTTAATGTTAACATATTTACCTCCATAAATAAAGGGTATGGAATTTAAAGACTCATGTGTCTCCCTCTATATATCTTCTCTATTATATACATTTATTACTATTTTAATTTTCCAGTATACTCTGTTATAACATTTAAAGCTGGTTTATTATATGGTTGATCTAGTATATTGAAGGCATCTGGAATCTGACTATAAATAAGGTCGTATATCATATCATCATCAATCAATTGACCATGTCTGATGAGATATTCATGCCATTTACATATTTCTTTATTAAACCAATTCCATCCTATTTTATTAGACATAATAGTCGAACCTACCATACTACCTGCTTCTTCACGATTAATAAATTCGTTTATTATACTGATGGTATCCATTTCTGATAGTTTATTTCTTCTATCAGGTTTGTAATTACATATAGTAATCTTATTATCTTCACTTTCATGTTCTAGAAAAGATATATCATTATTGATATTCCCCTTTATACCAAAATCTACCCACATCATAGTTGAATCTTTGTAAGTTTCATCACTACCTTCAATTATCTCATATGCTCCCATCACTAGGTGAGACTTTAACCACCAGATGAAAATTTGTTCAACAGAGACGGTTCTGTTAGTCATAAAACCTTTTTCAGGATTTTTCTGACATATATTCCATATAGACTTGTATAGATTTTTATATTTTTCAAATGGATCTAAATATACAATTTTTATTGGACGTCCATATTTTACAAAATTTTCTAATTCAAAATTTCGTTTCTCTAAAAATAAAATCATAGGATTATCTCCTAATTTATCTAGTTCATAACACCACTTGGATTTCCAATATTCTAATTCTCTTTCTACTGTGTCATCGTGTTTTCTTCCATCATTCCAAAATAATCCAGATACTAAAATTACTCTATTTTTCATAATTAATTTTTCATAATTAATTCCTCCTAAAAAAATATTGTGCTGGGATATACCCAGCACGTTTATTACTTATTTAAAAATTAGTTTGTTTCACTTTTAAATTCTACATTTTCTTTTATTCTTTTTTCCTCTTTCTTTAATTCTCTTAATCTATCCAGAGATATTCTTTCAAATTGGTCTAAAAGAGCCATATCATAATAACCGTTACCATCTTTTATTTGCTGTTTAATATCTTCTTCGATTATTTCTATAACAGATTCTTCAGTTATATTTTCTATGCTATCGGTTTCATCTGTCATCACTGTATGTTTTATCTCTAGATTTTTAAATAATCCTTTATATCTGTAGATGTATAATGTTAATCTATTATCATTATCAATATATAACATGTAACAATCCTTTTCGAACAGTTTTCTACAGAGTATATGTTTGACACCATCATAAGTGTCTCCTTTTCTTTTTAATCCTATTCCTATTTTTCTATATAACTTACTCAAGATTTTATTCTTCATTTTTATCTCCTCCTTTGATTCTAGGTCTAACGTAATTTTTAGAAAATATATTATATTTACTTGGGTCTTCCTTACCTTTTAATATATCATTATATATTTTCTTACTTAATCTATTTACACGGAATATACCTTTATCATTTTTCTCTAAATGTAATCCTTCACTAGTAAGTAATAGATCATTAATGTCTTCTAAAGATCCAAGCATTTCTAAGAATTCACATATTCTTTGTAATATAGGTTTCTTTGTAGTTTCCATAACTAATAATCCATCAGAAAGCCTTTTAGCTTCCAGATTTCTTGTACATATATTTCTAAAAATAGACGATACTAAAAATTTCTTTATACAAGCTTTCTCTAAATCACTCATTAAGAAAGTTCTATCTGTACCATCAGATATAGGAAATTTTTCAGAAGTACACAATTCTAATTTACCATCTTTTAACTTAATACCGTAATTCCCGTCTAATCTGATTCTATCATCTAAAACATTTGTACTTAGAAAAACTGACGGTACTGTATAATTTTTTCCATCTTCTAATTCTGAAGAAAGGAACGTCCAGTTGTCGTAATTTATTTTAATCATCGGGTAATCTATTTCAATCCCAAAATTTTTCTTTGCATCTTCTTTATTTAGATAATGACCTATTTGATAAAGAGCATTTCTGGCTTCGACACTAAATGGACTAAATGGATCTTCATCAAACATCTTAAACACAATACTTAAAGATACACCTAAATGTATAAAGGATATAACAGACTTTATAGTATGTCTCATATTATATTCTATAGGGTTAATATCATTTACATTTGAGTTATCAATTTCTGTAATCCAGTCTTTAGATATAGTATTATATACCCTATTTATGACACTTTCAATATTCTTAAGATCATAAAAATAATTAACAAAATATGCAACACAGTCTATTAATTTTTCTGATATACAGAATAAACGGTTATTTGCGTTTACATTTCTATCAGAATTATATCTTTCAACTATTTTAACCGTATAAGCCCTATAACCTTTAGTATCGTTATCAAAAAGCACCATTGTTCTTCCAAATAGCACAAGATATTTATCAGTAATTATAGAGAAGTTACTTAAGTAATCATCAGATGGTTGTTTTGCAATATTTAAGCTATCTTCTCTAAAATAATGATCATCATCTAGTAAAGATTTTTCATATCTATCTCTAGTGACTCTTATTTCACTATATTCTTCTTTATTAAATAAAAGTCTAAATATTTCGTATCTCTCAAAGTAGTCTTTACAATCATCATATATAGCTTTTGATAAAGCCATAGTGTATGAATTAACATAACTGCTTTCAAATAATTTTTTATTTATATCTTCTATGGTTTTCTCTTCTTCATTGAAATTTAATTCTATGAATTTATCATTTCTGAGGTCTGTTCGGTGTTCATACCTAGTAATAATCTTCAATACTTTCTTTGTCCCGAATCGTGTTCTAATTAGAGTACATTTCTTATTCATAAAGACATCATTTGAGTAGCTATCTCCAGATATCAATATATCAGATACACTAGCTATATCTTTATCAAAATCTAATGATTTCTTTTGAAATCCTGATACAGTATAAGGAACGTGGCTTCGTGAAGAATCAATAGATAACATTAATTTTAACATATAATTAGGAACATAAACTGGATTTTTTTCATCTGTTCCATCGTATCTTTTATGATCTTTTTCTCTTACGAGAGCTGTTATTTCAGTAAATGAAAAATATATACTCTTCATTATATCTATGAACGATTTACTTTCTGATAATAATATACTATTATCTTGATTAAATAATATAGTATTTACCATTTTTGTCTCTATAGTTTGCATCATAGTTTGAGAACTTTCATTTAGAAATCCTAATAAAGATACAGAACAATTATTAGCATATTTACTTCTATCTCTAGTAGACATCAGATAAGTACATGTAGGTTTATTATACCATACAGTAATAATATAATCATGAAGACTTCTCTGATTATAATCTGCTAAAGTCTTATTAACTCTATTCATATCAGTTGTGATAATAGTTAATAGAGGTATATTCTCTATATTTTTATTTTCTAGAGAATGTTTAATATTACTGTAAATACCAGCATCTATAAATTTAGCTACAGGATTTTTACTTCCTCTTACTGTTTCCTTTCCTGGTAATATGGAGTTATAAAAATCCATATTGTCCTTTAACATTTCTTTGATTATTCCTTTCATAATATCATCTCCTCTTTTTTTATTCAAATTCTAATTCAATTTCATCTTTCCCATTAACTAAATAAAAATGATATTCATCATCTTCAAATGTGGTTCTTAGTTTTAGTTCTGCAATTTCATCTAGTGTCATGTGAGTGTTGGTGATATGATCTACGTAAAGATACTTATTAGTATCTTTCATTAGTTTACTAACCACTTGATGTATAGGTATTTCTACATCGGCTACAATCTGTTTTATCGGTTCTCCTTTAGAATCTTTAAATCCTATTACAGTAGCTTTTATTTTTGTATCTTTAATTTCATCCATTCTACTTTCCTCCTTATTTTTTTATTGATAATTCTTTAATTTTGATTTTATCTTATTAATAATATATTTATCTATGGATTTTAAATTCTTTTCTGTTTCTCTTAATTCTTTTTCTATAGAGTCTAATTCCTTTTTAATATCTTCTGCATTATGTACTAAGTTCCACATCTTTCTATCTAACAGATATTCTGCTACTTCTACCTTTATAGAAAACGCTCTAGTTAGACTTCTTATAATATTACTCTTAGTACTTTCTTCTAATATCTTAAAAAACTTCTTTTTGTTTTTAGGATCTGTAAATATTATACTAGAAGCAGAAAGACAATCAAATTTAAAAGCTAACTTATCTTTCTTATTTAAAAGAAACCTTTCTGTTACTTTACTCTTATACCTATAATGGTGTCCGAATATATCTATTATATTTAGTCTCCTTATAAGTTTATCACTCTCGGTTAATAACATAGTATAATGCATACTATAATTGTAACCTTGTTTGAATTTTCCTTTAAGGTATAAGAATTCCTTTATTTGTTTAGGATCTGTATCTTTCTTAAATATAAATTCTATCTCGATGCCATGTTTTCCGTCACTGAGATCATTTATTTCAGATACATATTCTTTTCCAAAGGAATGTCCTTTTATATTATCCATAAACGAGGATACACAATACTCATAAGGTAATTCTGTTATTAATATACCTGGACGTCCATAAGATGCTTGAAAGCTCTTTACTTTTCCTTCCAAGTATATCTTTCCTTTCCCAGATAATAATCCCTTAGCTACTGCTTCAGGATTAACTAATTTACTTTTGTTAGGAATATCTAATTTAATATTTTCTATTATATATTTTTCTAGATTTTCCCATTTATATTTTCCACTTAAAGTTTCTATGAATCTTATATAACATTTAGCTACACTTTCTAATGAGTGAGGTAATACTTCATTAGTGAAGCCACTTCCTGTTCCTTTAGTTCTCTGTATTAACGCCATAGGTAATAGTGTAGGAAGAACGATAGGTTCTTTCAATGTTTGGTTATAGTTATACATGAAATCACCCTCATAGAAATCTTCATCAAAGTACCAGTCTAGAGCATACTGAGATAATCTACTTTCAGTATATCTTTTAGCAGCTGGTACTTTATCTGATATTATGTATCCTTGGTTTCCATGTATTTCTATAGGACTATATCTATTTCTAAATGTCTGTCCTATAACTATTAATGCAGGATATACACTATCATCTCCGGTAACAAGGTATTTAGCTACATCACCAGTAATAGAACTATTCTTGTCATAGCTAAATATTTTAGTTTTATACATAGAAAATAGTATCTTTCTTTGTATAGGTTTTAATCCATCTATAACCGAAGGAAGCATCCTGTAATTTGATTCGTTCATATAAGATGTCATAGAATCCTTTAATATATTTACTATATCAATATCTTTGACGACTCCTAGTTTCTTTTTCTTCTGTTTATTTTTCTTTGACATTTCTGTTCCTTTCCTGTAATAAAATACTATTACTGGTTATGTAAAAATAATTTATCCTCCACCCTTTTAGGTGGAGGAATTATAATTTATTCTACATTATTGTCAGTTTCTGCTATAAAACCATCAACAGGACTATCTTCTTCTTTTGGTTCCATAGGTTTTGGGAGAGGAGTATTGATAGCTATTTGCATTTTAAATACATTATTATATTTAGATTCTCCCTCTGGTCTTACTATAGCTATTATATCATGCTGAATTATCTTATCTCCATTCATCAGAGATGATAGTTCATCCCTAGGTTCAAGGTTGAATGATACTTCTAGAGGAACTTCAGCTTTTAGTAAACCATCATTTCCTACATTAAATCCAGTATATTGATACGATTTTCTAGCTATACTGTCTTCTAGTATCTTAGCATCTTCTGAGAATATGAATATCTTTCTCTCGTTACTATTTATAGTAGATTGAGAAGATAACATTGGGTTTAAATGTAGTTGCCCCACTAAGACTTCTGATATTATAGAATCATGAATTATTCTATAAACTAATGATGATCTATCTAGTAATACTTTACTTACAGTATTATCATCATTTACATTTGTTACCCATTCTATTAAGAATGTCTTTGGATCCCCATTGTTATTCATATCCTCTCTTCCTATATTCATCACTCTATGGAAGAAATTACTATGCTCATATCTCAATGATACCAAAGTATTCAATCTAGTTACATTATACTTAGTTGCGAATGTAGATGTGTTATATTGAATATTGATAAGAATATCTAGTGAATCTTTCACTTGTAATAATATACCTACGATTTCTTCATCTACTATCTTATCCGCTTGGTACACTTGTAATCTAGAAATATCATCTATAGCAGGATGAGGAACACCCTGTTCATTAAAGAATACACTATTATCAACTAATGTTATAAGTCTTCCCATAATAGGAGAAGTCACAATTTGTTTAACTTCAGGATTCTTTTCTGTTATTTGTTTTGCTAAATTTTCGAAGACTCCTAGCGGTTTCTTCTCCTCTACAGGGACACCGTTTTCTTCTGTTACTACAGCATCCTCAATTTTGTTGATTTCCTCTACATTTTTAGTTTCATCAGTAATTACTGGCATTTACACCATCTCCTTCTTTAGATTTAATTTAGTTTTTTTATTGTTATTCCACTTTAATATTTATTAATTAGATACTACATGTGATGCGAATACTTCCTGTATTATAAATATAGGATACATATGAATATATCCAAATTCAGGACTTTCAGCGTTTCCTAACATTATACCTCTATCCTGACATATTTTAGTAGCTATTCCTCCTAATTTTCTTATATCCTCATAACTCATAGCTTGTTTGGTCATCTTACAATATCCATTTATAGTAACATAACCTATTTCATTCAAAAGTGATAACTCCTGTTCTAGAGTATCAACTCTGATTGATAATCCAGCTATCTGTTTTCCATGTTCTATTATTTTCTCATAGTTATTAGCTACTCCTTCTGATATTTTAGAAATTAATCTAAATGGATTTATATTTTCTAGAGTATATCCTCCGGTCTTTCTAATAGATGGTATAACTTCAAAACAAACCCATCTTTGAAAAGCTTCCGCTTCAGGTTTTCTGGAAGCCATTATAACCTTGTAGAGATTAGCTTCGTTAATAAATATCAATTGCTGAGTACCTCCATTTGTAAGGGTATAAGTTAAAGTTATACCCTCTGAAAATAGTCTACTAGATACTTTCGCTGGGTTGCTTAATCCTAATATATTACATACATCTAATAAACAAATCCAAGGATTTCCTTGATTATCTATCTGTACTCTAACAGATCCTAATTGATCATTTCTAAATATTTGGAATCTATCACTTCCTAAACTGTTAATAACACTAGTTTCTTGATTGTTCATAAATAACATCTCCTTCTTAATTTTTTTTTTTAATTTAGTTTTTTTTTATTTCTTATCATTTTCATCGTATATAAAATGTGGACTATCGTATGATGAAAATACAATGAATTTTGATAATATATCGTTACCAACATTCGAATTTTTTCTTGCCTTTAAGGTACTCTCTATTCTTTTCATCAGATTGGATTCACTATCACCAAACGTATCATTTTCCATATTTAAAGTTTTGAAAAGATCATTACCTAGTTCATAAGAAAATTCTTCAGCTAAGTTAGTTATATTATAGATATCCTCAACTTTCTTTATTCTTTTAAAGATGAAATCTTGAATATCAAATCTTAATTCATTCTTAACTTCTTTTTCATCAAGTGCTAGAGCTAAGATTACCTCTATATAATATTCATCTTTTCCTAACACATAGGGTTTCTCAAAATCTTTTTCCCGTTGGTAAAAGAAGACTTCTAGAGATCTATCTTCGTATCTAGTTCCCATGTATCCTACTCTTACCAATTTTTCTTTCTCACCGTAGAAATTTTCAGAGTAGTATTTAATTCCATCATGGACTGAGAAATCCCATTTTGGGAATCTCCGAAGATCCTTTTTCATGTCTTCATCAAAATTTACATCTTTTAATTTTTCCATTTTTCCTCCTATATTGGTTTAATTTCCAGACACTTAGGTTCATTTAGACCTAGTACTGATTTATTATAAAATTCTAAAGCTACAACCAGATGATCATCTATATCTCTCCTTTTTAGATTATCAAATATAGCTAGTCTTTCATTTTCTGAACCCCAAGAACTAGACTCTGGTTCTATTAATATAAATTTATCTCTGTTATATTTGACCATCATAGCTAATGGATACTTAATATAACATCCAAAGTTAACTAAGTATTCTCCTCCTGATATATCTGCTAGGAAAGATCTTAGTTTCTTTAGTAAATAAAATTTATTTTCTTGTGTTACATTTCCTATGTCTTCTATAGACATTTTAAAGTACTTATTGTCGTAATCTGTTATTAGAGTGATTTTATCGTTTAGTTTCATAGTCATCCTCCTTTAAATTGGAGTACATCTTTAATCTGTTGTTATACAGTCTATATACACTTTGTCTTTATCATATAAAGATCTCACATGAATATTTATGAGATCATAAACAAATGTCCCACTGAAATTTTCTTCCTTTACCACATCAGATATTACTCTTCTTAAACTATATACTACTTCAGATAGTTTAGAATCATAATTATCAATTATTGAAGATACAGAATCCCAATCATCGAAATGATCATTCGTGGATTCATCTGATAATTTCATCGTTTGTATGTATTTTAATTTATTAAATCCATCTATTTCCTTTATCTCCCCTATACGTATTCTGTATCCAGTTAATAAATCATCTTCTTTTCCATCTGAGTATATTCCTACAGTAATAAACGATAATGATGCGTCTGAGTATTCTTTATACATTCTTATAGTTATCCTATGTTTTAGATCTCTACATCCACAATATAGAATGTCCTTTATATCTCCTTTAGTATAAGAAAAGAATTTTTCAGCAAGTGTAATTTTATTTTCCATAGTCGTCTCCTTATTTATTTATATTAGTGTTATGTATAATATTATGTAATTTATTTGTTAAATCTCCTTTCTGATTGCTATATAGAGTTACAAGTCTATATAAATCAGTTTAGGATAAAAAAGTACTGGGGAGAACCCCAGTACTAACTACAAAATGGAGCATATTAACTCCATTTTTTTCCAGCATTTTTAATTATGTTTTCTATCTCATTATCAGAAGGTGCAGTAGGATTAGAAGCTGGTTTCTTAGGAACTGAAACAGTTTTCTTTTCTTCCACTTTCTTTACTTCCTGTTTGTGAGATATTGTTTCTATTTTTCCATTTATAACCTTTACTTCTCCTTCTGGTGTCCCAAATGTAGTTACTAATTTATCTGCAGTTTCTGCTACAGAATTTGGTTTAACCATAGGAGATGCTTTCGGTTGTGAAACTGTTATTATTTCTTCTTTCTTAGGGTTGAGAAGTTTCTTAACAGTTTTTACTATTTTAGATTCTGGTTCTTTTTTCTCTGGTTTCTTAACTACTTCTTCTTTCTTTTTAGGTACTGGTTTTTTCTCAGTACTAGATGTTTTTTCTTTAGAAGTAGACTTAGCTAAATTCTTTTGTACCACTCCATAGAGATCGTCATTGTTCTCTACATCATGATTTTTACCAGAGAAGTTAGCTTTCAATTGATAGGTACTTCCGTTCATGACATATGACCCAGCTTCCTCTATATATCGAGATCCCTTAGTGGATACTATTTCATTAGCATCTGGGTTTCTTTGTATAGACTTAGCTGTTTTTATGTCTATATACATAGTTTTCTTTTCCCAGTTAGATGTTCTATTATTCTTTGCTACAGTTCTTCTACATTCAGCTGGGACTTCTATAACTACAGTATCGTCTTTTCCATAATCCTTTATTTGTTTCTTTAGATTGGTTCTCACCTTGCTATCTATACTACAAGATAGAGATGATAACTTTTCTTTCTCTACAACCTTTTTATCTTGTGAGAAAGTGTTTACTCCTGCTAGAGTTGATAGAGCTATAGCTCCCGTTAAGAACTTACTTTTTTTCATAATTATTACCTCCTAAAATATTATTTATCTGTGTTATTATATATAATCATAGTTATTTATATTTAGTGTATAAGATTACTCGTACTTTTTACACTCTTCTTTTAGATTCTCAAATATATCACTTATTCTATCTTCGAATAACTTTTGTTTGATTTCAGCTACATCTTTTCTAAATACTTTACTATTATTTATTTTATGTCTTTGACATACTAAATTCTTAATAGCTCTCATTTGAGAATCCAATAACATTTTATTTGTTATTTTCATTTATTTATCACCACTCATTTCAGCTTTTCTCATTCTCTGAAATTCATTAAAACTATCTATTCCATTAATATAGTCTTTATATTTAATGAATCTATTAGCTGCTATAATAAAATTTTCTTTAGCACGACGAAATGCGAGTTCTCTTACATCTTCTTCACGCTTCTTTTCGTTAATCAGTTCCTCAATTAAGTCTTTTATTATCATCTGTTTTCCTTTCTATTACCGTTACCTAGTTTTATTATTCTAACAGTAACATCTTTGGATCTTAGAACACCTTGAGCTTGTGGTGCTATTTTTACAAAAGCTCCTCTACTTAAATCGAATGTTCTTCCCTTGATATAAGGTCCTCGATCGTTAACCTTCACATCAACATATTTACCATTAGTATTATTAGTAACTCTTACAATAGTACCAAATGGTAGAGTCTTATGTGCTGTAGTCATAGCCCATTGGTCAAATCGACCACCAGTAGCAGTTTGACTACCATGAAGTTTATACCCGTAATGAGATATATCTCCTCTCAGCTGATGAGTTTTTCCTTTGATTGTTATCCTTTCAGTAGAAGCAAATAGCATTTCATCATCTATTTCTTCTTTATCTTCTTTTATAGTTTCTGCCATTTTATCAGCTAACTCATCTAACTTAGCTTTTTCAATTACAGAATCTTTAGAAAGTTCCTTCGGTTCTTCCTTTCTTTCAACTTTAAAATCTTTGACTTCGTTCTTCGATAAAAAGGTTGTACTCATACTAACCAAAGTTACCTTTTCCTCAGTAAAGGTACATCCTAATAAAGTTAAAGTAAATATAACTAACACTAAAAATCTAATTTTTCTCATTTTAAACACCTCTTCTTTTTAAAAATTTGGTTTTTTGGACAGAGGTCTCCCCCTGTCCTTATTATAATTATGTTTGTTTTATTTCAAAATTAATGTTTCATATACATCTTTAGTATATGCTTTCTCATTATGTATTGAGAATTGTTCTCTATTTTGTCCTATTTTGATAAAATACTTCGTCAGGGTACAATTATCTTCTAACGATGTATTAACAAGTATATTTAGGTACACCCATTTATTAATACTATTTTTATCTAGTACCATTAGGGGTACTATACCCTCTTTTTTGAATCGTTGTTCTATATATTCCTCCAATTGTATTAACAATCGGTAATTTTCGTCTTCTTCCAAATCTGTATCTATATTTTTAACAGTTATAGAGAAAGGTATAGATGGATAAATAATAAATTCTTCACTGCTTTGTTCTAGAAGGAAATTTATTATCTTTCTAGCTATATTTTCTAACTCTATTTCTCTCTTTACTTGAGCTCGAGTATCGCTCATCGTTTTATCTCTCATCTTTTGAAGAACTCTTACTCTTTCTCTGAGTTCTCCTATTTCATTCATTGTCTGCATTGGTCCCATTTTTCTCATTGTGATCTCTCCTTATTATTTTAGTTTTTAGTTACTCTTCCCTCGTTATCATAAAAATAATCCTTTATAAAAGTTATACATTCCAATGTAGATAACATAGTATCTACGTTATGAAATGGATGGTCTTTGTAGTTTTTATAATCTTCTAGTATAGATAATATTCCTACTACTTGAGACACATCGTTTCCTATTTTATTATCGTATGCTTTCACTATATCTTTAATGATACCAAATATATAAATCTCGTCATCATTATACCTGAATGTAGAATCACACAAAGGTTCTTTCTTATTGGTTAATATCATCCGGATACAACAGTTTCTTTTCATTCTAGTTGTATCATATTCCCAAGGAATAGTAAACATGGAAACTGTTAGTTCCATGTTTTTATCTGGATTATTTATTTTAAACCAATACCATTCCTTTGACTTCTTTATAGCATAATCTATATTTTTATCAGTCATTATATCACCTTATATTGTATCAATACTGCGAATAATAGAAAAAGTATACCTGTATAGGATATCATATTAAAATATCCCATTAATTTTTGCTGATATAGATTATATTCATTTGCACTATCTTTAGCAGCTAAATGTGCATCAAACATGTCCTTTACCATTTGATTATTTAGGTATTCATGAGACTCACTAGTAGGATCGAAAGAATCTGATTCTAGTAATTGAGTGGGCATCCACTCTAGTATCATTTTCTTAGTTTTATCATCTAGGTCTTTATACATTATTATATTTTCAGTATTCTTCTCTAGACCTAGTAACTTTCTAAATATCTTTTCTCCACTTTCATCTATTCTTTTTTTCACATATTTATCTACAGATTTTTCTTTAAACAGCTCCATCAATCTTGGTATGATATAAGAACGGTATATCGCCGCCAAAAATATTATTAAAAGTCCTATGTTTCCTAATCTTGATAACATAATGAATTCCTCCTTAGTTTTTTTTAGTTTGTGGAACCAAATCCACCAGTTTCTCTTTTTCCTCCAACTACTTCATCATCAGACGTTATCTCATGTTTAACGAATACTAATTGACATATTCTTTCTCCTGGATTTATTCTAGGAACGGGAACCAGTTGAGTTTCTGCAGTATCTAAATAATGGATAGCATCTATTCCTTTTCTATTAACTGGTACCTTTATGTGTCCTCCATATCCTGCATCTATTAAAGATGTACCGTTACTTATTTCTAATCCTCCCTTTGTTCCTACAGAGCTACGGATAATACCTAAAGCAGTATACCCACTAGGCATATTAGTCTTTAGGAAAGTATTTATTACATAGACTGTATTACCGTGGACATCGAACCCATTTTCATAAGGATAGATTATATCGTATCCTGCATCTCCATCTCTCTGTCTCTTAGGTAAAAGAAGAGATGGATCATCTTTATATATTTGAGCCACTCTACTATTACTTCTCAAAGCCTCTACATCTACCTCTATAGTTATTGGAGGAAGACCATCTTCTATATATTTAGATTCAATCTTCTCTCTCTCTACTTCCTCCTTTCTTAGTTCATCTAATTTTTTAGCAGCTTGTGCTCTTTCCTTTCTGATTTCTTCTAACGTTCTCATTTTTCCTCCTTAATATATTTAATAAAAGAGGACTTTCGTCCTCCTATGTTAATTTTTCTAATGTACCCTTCTTATTGAAACCTTTATACAATAGAATACTACAGTTATTAGATGGACCAAATTTACTATTCCATTTAATTAATCTAGTATCTATTATACGTCTCTTAGGAGACATAGTTTCGTACATTCTCAGTCTATCCATTGCGTTTTCATGAGATATACATTGCTGAATATCTCCGTCAAAATCTCCCGCTATTGCTGCTAAGATAAAGAAAGGTACTTGTATTGTATAAGTATCAGTTAGAGCTACTATTCTCATAACTAAAGCTGACGTCATGTATATAGCTGGTTCCCTATTTATGTACTGATACTTATTTTTAATCCTTGGAAATATTTCATTATTTATCAAATGTCGATCTTCATCGGAAAGAGAATAATCGACATTAGTTAATTTCTTTATTTTCTTAGGGTCTATTTTCATTTCCTTACAGACCCGTACAACATCTTTCCTAAATACAGATCTGAAATAGTCTATACTGAGAACACAATTATCAACCCCATAATACTTCTCATCATTTAGTGGAACCATTATTAATCTTCCACTATTATTAGTACGTCTGGAGTATTGTTCTTGTATAATAGCTTTCTTTCCATCAAGAAATTCAGCTTCTACTATCTTTACTATATTAGAAAGACATTTTATTATCTCTTTGATTTTATTTATCCTTCTACTTTTTATCATAGAGAGTTCGATATACTTTTCATTTAAATCATTTACAGCATATGAGATCTCTATGTATTCTGGATTTAACTTATGTTGATCTACTTCTGATATACCGTCAAAGTTACTACTAGTAATCATAGTAAATCTAAAGTTTTTACTTATAACTGGAATATAGCTAGTAAACCAATATTTCCAGTCTGGATATATTCTGAATAAATCTCTTCTTTTATTTTTGAGATACTTGTTAGCAAACTCGAAGAGTGCTCCAGAGTATTCTCCATCTCTCTCTTTCCAGAGTATATCCTCCCAGGAGTAATCTAGTTCTCCACTAGATAAAAGAGTATATAAAGTCTCCTCCTTTCCTGTTTTCTTACTCCTATACTTTTCATTCATTATAAATGAACATAAAAGAGGATTAAAAACTTTCTCGTGTTTTAAAACGAACCATCCGACATTCTTGTCTTTAGCTCGTTTTACAATGGTATCACAGTGAGGACATTTCAAACCTATGTTATCCATACCAAATGTTCTACCACATTTACAACTATACATTCTGGGGACGATATTCTCGTCATCAGAAGTGTCTATCCCAAACTTATAGCTGTAAATAGAATCTTTAGATTGTAAAACCTTTAGTCCATCTGCTGGATTTTTCGTAGAGTAGAATTCTTTATGATAATTTATACTATCGTCTATAACAAATCCACAATCGTATTTATCAATAGATAATTTGAATTCTTTCTCTAAATCCATGAATCTTAGAGCTATTACGTTATCTAGATCTAATTTCTTAGGACCAAAGATATTAGACTCATTCATAGTTACATCTCCTTTCTTAAATTTTGGTACATATTAATGATATATAAACACCATATGATAAAGAGTTTAATAAATAACCCCTCTCCATAATGGAGAGGGTATATGATTTTATTCTACAACAGCTAATGGATATTGTTTCTCATTAGCATCTAATAATATTTTTGCTTCACTTCTATTTTTCAATAGCTCAGTCGCCTGCATGTCTACAGTACTCAATGTACTTATAGTTTGATTATTCTGATCTACTTGTACTGGATTCTTAGCACTTATACCACGTATCAATGCTGTTATAAGAGATAATCTATTACTCATTTCCATAGCTGTTTTATTATTTAAAAAAGCTACTACCCCTAGATTTGCTATAACACCACATGTGATATCTGCATAATCATGTCTGATCAATGATGCGAAGTAAGAGAAGTTCTCACCAGCTAGTTTGTATAACGATTTAGGATTTTTATTCTTCTTATTAACTTCTAATCCTAACTTATAAGTTGTTTCATTAGTTACTAATTCCCTTACAGTATCCTTACTAATCAATTCATTAAATTCTTTAGCATTGACTATAAGATAGCTAATGTAGGATAAGAATCTAAGATTAGGAAACTTCTTAAAGAATGAATCTTGTTCATCTTTTAAATCTGGCATTTCTTTATAGTATCTAGTCATAAATATAGCCCAGTCTATTGTTAACTCATACAATAAAAGAGCTAATCCTTCTGCTATATAAGGTTTACTGTATGATTCTCTTCCATATACTGCCAATAAACTAGCAGTCTTATCTTCTGTCATAAATTCATATAATTGATTATAAATTTTAACAAACTCAAACTGAGAATCATCTAATGTATTATTAATGAGAGTATGCATATCCTCTAAGTATATAAAACAAGGTGATTTCTTTACTCTACCTTTATTTATATATTGAGCCCAATCTATATTAGTTTCTGCCATATATTGGTCATATTTAGCCATAACTTTAGAAAGAACTTCTAATGTGTATATTTTCTTCACATTTTCTTCTTTTGGTTCTTCCGGAGTTTCTTCAATTGTTTCTTCGTGAGGTAGTGGTTCTTCCCCTTCTGTAGTTCCCTCATCACCACTTGGTGGAGGAGTAGGAATGTTATCATCTTCTTCTGCACCCCCTTCATTAACCAATTGTTGTTCTCCAGGAGATAACTCAGATGTTAACTCTTCTTCAGCTTCAGCACTAGCTACTATCTTTCCACTATTTATTAAATTAATTATGTAGCTCATTATTCCCCTCCTTATCTATATTGGTTATATTTAATAATTGTCTTAAGATCTTTTTCATACTGAGATAATGAATCAATATAGGCGTCTATATCATGATGATAGAAATTCATAACTGGTCCTTCAGAGAAGTAAACTTTGTTAGTATCTTCATCTACTATTGATACAGATATCAACGGAAGACTTCTCATCATTTGGTTATATGTACTTGCATTCATTATATCTATTTTATGCTGATTCTTCAACATAACATACTCATCCATAGTAATAACTAAATGGAATAAAGGTGTTGATACATTTTCTATTTTACTTACTATATCAGCAAATGAGTTACTCTTAAGAACTTTAAGTTCATCTTTAGTTCCTTTTCTTTTCCAGAACTTAACTAGATTTCTCATTTTCTTTATAAAGTTTCTTTCATCTTTATCTACTTTTATAGATTTAAATCTACTTCCATCCATTTCAGCTATTGTATCTACTATATCTATGTTATTAATACTTCTAGGTAATATCTGTACTCCTATCATTGATGATCTTATTTTATTTTCTACATTAAAGTTAGTAACATTTTTAGATGCTACGTATTCAATTGATACTTCTATATAAGAAGGTAAAGCATCTCTACCATGGTTTATAAAATCTCCCGCTTCCCCACTAGGTATCATATAAGAACTCAAACTATTTAGAAGATCATACTCCATCTCGTGTCTTTCAGCTATAGCTCTTATACTAGGTAATAAGAATGTAACATCAGTTGATGTTCTTCCTAGAGGATTTTTACTTTCAGAGAATACTCCAATTATTTCATTATAATCTAATTGCTTATTGTCATATAATTTAGCATCTTTAAATTTTATATTGTTAGGAGTTAAATATTTAACTACACCACTAGTACTAGTTCTACTAGTTACTATACCTCCATCTGCTTTAGCTGCTGTAGCTTCTAGAACAGCTTTAGTTTCTAGTAAGTATTTTATTTCTAATGCCTTACTATATTTTCCAGCTAGTTCTTTACTCATAGTACTTGAAACAACCATAGGTTGTTTAGCAACGAAGTTAGACCCATATTTAGCTTGAGTAGCTGTTACTTTTCTACTATTTACGATGTTGATAGGTAATGCAAAGAAAAGTTGGAATAAATCCATTATACTACCTACCCCAGCTAACAGACCTGCATCTTCTGCATATGGAGCTGACTCTGATTTTCCTAGCATTTCTCCTAGACTAGCAAAAGCATCTAATTCGTTTTCAGCTATTTCATTAACTACAGGATGGAAACTTTTATCATCCATATCTGGTATACTTTCTTCTATATCAGATATTCTATCTTCTACAGTATCTTTTATTACAGTAACTCCTTTAGATTCTAATTCATCTACAGTATCTTCTATATCAGTTTCTATAGATTTCTTAGAATCTCCTTCATCAATCTTTCTATCTGTATGTGTTGCTACCGCTGCTACTATAAGATCAGCAACAGGTTCTTGATACATCTTTTCGAGTTTTCCATCTGTAGCGACTACATTTAATATACCAGTTATTTCATCTTTTAAATCTTTATACTTATCATCGAGTTTTACATTAACAAATTCATCGCATTCAAATTTATCACAATCTTCGCTATAAGCTACTATCTTATATTTGATAGATTCTAATTTCTCATTAAGTTTAGTAAGTGGTGCAACTACTGATAAAGATTCTCCAGAAGCTGATATTCTTATTTTTTTAATAGCTTCTTCTTTTAATTTCTTTATACTCATTATATATCCTCCTTCAAATTTATAATTCTCACTATAACCTTCATCTTCAAGATCATCCCAATCATCCATGTTCTCAAATAAAAAAGCTATATCCTCATCATCCATCATATCAGTTCCATGTTTCTCATTTAGATTACCAGTTTTAACAGCTCGTCCTAGAGCTTTTATATGTCCTATGAAATCTTCTTTAAGAGATCCACTATTATCTTCCTGATACGCCTCCTCTAATTTTTCCATAAGATCATCTATCTGTTCCTTACTATAATTTAACACAGATTTAACTGGCTGTATCTTTATTTTTCCGTCATTCTTAGCTAGATGTTCCTTAGTTAAATCCTTTATAAATTTTATTTCTCCATTTACTAAAGTTACTAGACTCTGTTTAGTAAACCATTCTAAAAAAATATCTGTGGAACTCTTTCCAATGTTTTTCATCCAGTTATTGATTTTACGTATTTTAGATTTTTCTCTTCTATCTAATTTACGTTGCATTTTAGCTTCTTTCTTCTTCTGTTTATTAAACATTCTTTGTTCTTTTTTACTAACAGAATTAGAGTTTTTAGGCTTATTACCAAAGAGCATAATTATACTCCTTTCCTATAAATATCGTAAATATATTAATGTTACCATACCCAAGAAATGAAAAAAAAGAGAGGAGCCACTCCCAATGGGAGTGGTTGTCTCGGAAAAAAGTAGAAAACAGGAATTCCTCCGCATGAGGATACTTATGTGTTGTTTTCCTGTTTTTTAGAGTATACATTTTTTAAAAAGAATAGATCCTTATATTTCTCAACTTCTTTCCAGATCTCATCTTCTCCTTTTATTATATTAGATAAATTATCCTTTAAATATGTTATTGTCTTCTTAGGACCCATACCGTGATACCCCTTGTATTCATTTCTATTCATACCACATATGATATAATAATATGGCAAGAGATTGTATTTAACTTTAGGATTACTAGCTACTAAATTAAAGTTATCTCTAGAGAATAAATGTTTACCGTCGAATATCCACATATCTGGAAAATATATAAAAAGACAATTATAATGAGGATCTCTACTGAGTATTACTGTTTTACCTGAAATAGTTTTAAGATCCTCTTTTATATCTAGTATAGGAGCATCATTACATTTCTTTATTTTAAAATTATTCATTCTTCCTTCTAATAACTTTAATTTTTTAAGAAGTGTTTTCTGAATGAATTCTCCCATACCAAAGTTATCGTATCTACTCTGTCTTTCTTTATTCCAATCAGGATATATTTCAGTAAATGTTTTATACTCGTCCATATTATAGTATATAGTGATATACCCGTTAAACTGATATTGGTTTATAAACCAACCTAATGAGTTAACTATAATTTTTCCATACTCCATCTTTATTTCATTATTAACATCACTATTAAGTTTCATAACTGTACTTAATAAACTATCTAAGTCTATCATTATATTAGGAAAATCATAGAAATCTATATCATCATATTTGGGAAATAGTCCTGTTACTACCATTTCCCTCACTACTCCTAGATTCATTCCTGTTTCATTATTGTATTCACTATAATCTATTTTTTCGTATCTCATAGGAGACACTCCTTCAACACAGATACAAGATCATCATATAATTCTAATTTCTGATCATGGTTATATCCTCTCAGTCCTACGTAATCTTTTAATTCATCTATAGAAGAGAAATACAGATCACATATCTGTTGTGCTAATGCTGGCAGCATAGTTATAATTAAAGACTTTCCATAGTATTCGGCATTTCCTTGATTAAATACACCTGTGTAATCTATATTGAATATATTATGTAATCCATTGGTATAGCTATTAAAAGTCATTATAGCTTTATCAGTTATAAGCTGTTGTACTTGTACTAATATATCTCCCTGTATCGCTAAATGGTCCCAATCTAAAATAGTCCATAATTCAGTATACCAAGTAACGTAAAATATTTCATTTAATGTCTTACTAACTATAGTAGCAAATGTAAGCATATTTATATTAAACGTTTGTAAAGGAGATACTATAATATGGTCCTTTATATTGTGGGTTTTATTTAGATATAAAAGTAAAGGTACATAAACATTTTCTAGAAATGATATCTGGTATTGTGGTAATAGATTCGTATATACTGATGAAAATATTTTATCTACCATTTTCTTAGGCAATGATTGACAAAGAGAATCTATTGACAAAGTTCTATACTGAAATGCTAAATCTAAGTTTATAACAAATGATTGTAGATCCATTCTATCATAAGACTCAAATAGTATAGTGGGATCATAAGATATAATCCCACGTGTGATTCCGTTTAATTTATATTCTTCCATCATTTCTAAACTCGTCCTCCATTCTATCTAACATGTATAATAAAACATCCTTTAGAAATCTCATGACATTAGTATGTTCATCATGGAGAGAGTTTACAGTTGCTAATGTGAAATCTTTAAAGTTATTAAATAGATACCCTACAAATGTGGGAGTTTTATAACAAGATAAAAAGAATCTGGTCAGAGTATCTAGAGTTACCATAAATGTAGACAATGAATAAGCATCATTGGTAGACTCATCTGTTACTTCATAATATCCATTATCATTCTGTAATAAAATTTGGGAAACTTTATTATGGATCATTTTGTTTATAATACTTTCATCCTCATAGATTTTATTTAATTCTTTAGAAGATCTGACACAGAGCCATATTATCTCTTTAACCTGATTCTTATTCTCTCTAACTATATCGTCTATCAACGTGTTGAAATCAGGATTTCTATATGTCTCACTATAATGAGTAGATACTATATTATCATATTCTTTGGTGTAACTAGCTGATAATGTAACATCATTTCTGTTTATACTTTCTTTCAATGCTGTTCTTATTGGTTGTCCTAAATCCATTTCCTTCTCCTTTTCTTATTTTTTAGAATATAAGCCATTCTTCTATTATGTTATATATTTCCTCTTCCTGTTCTTCTACACCTATTATTCTACATTCTAATGAAAACCTATATTCTGTAGCACCATCTTTTTTTATAAATGTTTCGGAAGGTGAACTTCTTTCATAGAGATCCCTAATATAAAGATTAATTAGTTCTCTAACATTTGATTCTTCTGCTATATTCTTCATATCATCAGAGGTTATAAATTCCAAATCTCTTCTGAAATCTTCTAATCTATCATAATATCCTGCTTCTTCCTTTTTGTAATCGACACACTCTGTTAAATAGTCTAGATCTTTAAATATTCTTCCATCAAAGAATACTATATCGTACAATGCTAATAACATTATATATCCATCATACATTTCTTCAACTGTTAGAGGAGATTCATTTACTTCATTTAAAAAATATTCAAATACTATATCACTAAGATCAGCATTTATTAAATCTTTAGTAACCACAGTATTCCTATATTTCTTCTTAAGATGAGCTATTTCGAAATCTAATATTATAGCTATGCAATCTAGATAATTTAGATTTCCGAATATCTCGGCTATTCTCCTTCTAACTTTCCCAATACATGATTTACATTCAGTTTTTAAAGCTAAATATGCGTTTAAATCAAAATACATTATTTTTCTTCCTTTCTATATTTGATATTATCATCTGATATACCAAAGTGTACCATAGTAATTGCTCCTTGGTCAGATGCTGATTTAGGAGCGAACTGTCCTAAATACTTCATATCGTTTATTTTAATATATTGGTTTTCTTCACTTGAGTTATGTTTAACAGGAGCAATCTTGTTTGTCTGTGTATGTTGATTTCTTTTTATATATTGGAAATGATGAAATATATCTAAAGGAGATGGATCTGTTGTATTACTCACAAATACTCTGTTAGCTGATCTTTGTCCACTACTTCCAACCTTTATTAAAGTCAACATTTGTAATGGTTTAAGATTTATTCTTCTAACAGCTAGACTAGGAGTCATCTTTCTTTCTCCTCCTCTATTACCACCTTTCATAGCGGAGTTTATAATAGAGTATATTTCTTCCTTTAATGTAGCCATTTGTTCAAATTTCCGTTCTCCGTTGTTCACATTCTTTCTTATCCCTGTTATATATTCGCAATATATATAAATAGACTCTATCATTTCCTTTATAAAGGTAGTCTCACTTTCTTTTATCCTTTTTTCATCTTGGAATCTTTCTTCAGATGAGTTATCATTATAATCTCTCAATGCTTCTAGATAAGTTTTTTCTAGTATATCATTAACTCTATTATCACTATGCCACGGTATAATAGATTCTGGGGATATTTTATTTATATCTCCTTGAGATAATAATATATAAGGATTAACATAAGACCCATAGAATCTATTGTACAATACCCCATTATTATCTCCTATCATATGAGTACCCATTATACCATTTCTCTGTAGTTTAACAAAGTACTCTCCGTTAGTTGTCATTCTAGCATTTTCACTATTGTTATATACACTATAGTAAGATATATCATTTATTATATACTTATTAGTCTTGTCTATCATAGGTAACACAACTATTTGTTCTGATGTGAATAAAGTCATGAGAGCTTCATTATTATTTTCAGATAGGAATTCCTTTATAGGATTATCTCCACTCTTTTCTTTTTCAAAATCAGCTTTTAATCTATCTAAAACATTATGAACTACATTCTGGTAGCTACTAGTAAACTCATAAAATCTATTTATAGTATTCTGATAACTGTTATATCTAAATTTATCACTTATCAATGAAGGTTTTACTATGTATAGTAACCTTAATATCTTATAGCTATCTTGCATGTTACTAATATCCACAGATGGGTTAGCTAATGTTCTGCCTTTTTTATTTTCTGAAAGTTTATATAAGTGAGTAGAGAAATCAGCTGTATATTGTACATCTAAATCTGCTATTTCTTCACTCCATGCTGCTAGATATCCGTATTTAAGATTACTATAGCAATCAAATACTACATCATCTATATTTCTATCTGGGTTATTTATAGCATTCTCATTTACTATTCTCTCATCACAGACTCTATCTATACTCTTTATATCTTGTTCTGATAACATGTTATCCTCCTAAAAAAATATTAATATTCAGATATGATGTTTAAAATAAATACATGGGACCTAAAGTCCCATGTAATGTTATTCTACTATATAGTTCTTTTGAAATGTAAGAAGAACTTGTCTCCTTGTTCTCCTACAGATATTGTTATTTTCTTCTTCTCTAAATCTTCTAGTTTAACATTAACTGTTCCTAGAATGATATTGACTGTATTTGTTAAGAAATAAGCTGTGTTACTATTTGAGTTAACTATGTAGCATTTGCTATTATTCTTTCCAAATATCTTGTCAGCATTCTTTATATCGAAAGCTTTTTCTGGACTTGTTTCCAGAGCTTCTTCAACAAAGTTTCTAGGCTCAGATTTCTTTCCGCTAGAAAGATTAGATAGTTGAGTTTCAAAGATCAGGATGCTTCTTACACCTGTACCATTATTGATCATGTTAGGTGTGCTAGGGAAGTACATCTTAATATCAGAATCTCCCAATACGTTAGAACTCATTAAGTTAGCGAACTTAACAGGTGTAAATTCTTCATATCTTAGGTTACCTGGGATGTTCAGTAGTGCTCTAACGTAATCTCTTACGTCCTCTTTAGCTATTTTAGCCGAGAATGTTGTAATAGATGCATCATCTATTAAATGAGAATAGTCATTTCTTGGAACCCAAGTTCTTTCTGTACCCTCGATATTGTTAGCTTCATCTTTAGTATTGAAGTAATTAGAAGCTAGATCTCCTGCATCACTCGGTGTGAAACCATCATCATTAATTGGAGAAGCTTCTTTTGGTATTTCTCCGTTACCTAAATCTGTATTAACATCAGCATAAGCTTCTGCCTTTTCTTCCTGTTTTTCTAGCAAATCTGCTAAAGTTTTTTTCTTTTCCATTTTCTTTCCTCCTAAATATTTTTTTTTTGATCTCTTTGCAAAGATATCATTAAAATGATATATAATTGAAAAATCTTACTCTAGAGTTATACCTTCTATTTCAGACAATATAGCATCGATGTTGAATGAATTATTACTTTCGGTATTATCTTCTATAATATTTTCATTCAATTCTATATCTGCTATAAATCTTCCTGGGTTTTGTATCCAGTCATTAGGTAGTACATTATGTCCTATAAGTGTGTTAATAGACTGGAATATTAATTCAGCTCTTTCGATAAGATTATGATAAAAGAATCCCATAGGAAAGTCTCTTATATCATCTATATAAAATATACTGAAGATGATAGTGTCGATATCTGGTTCATCTAGTTTATTAAGAATATACTCGTATGGAAACCATCCATCAGTATCTTTCCTATATTTTATCATATCTTCTGTTGATTCTCTCTCAGGAATGATGATGTTCTTAGTGAATTCCTCAAAGAATATTTTATACATATCTAGATTTACATTAATATCTATACTAGGTGTATTAATTATACTAACTATAATTGCTACAGCATTATTATAAAACCATGTAGTCATCATAAATAATTGAAGACCTTCTCTTACAAGTCTTTCTTTATTTATCATTAACTCATATTTTTTAATAATGAAATCTAGACTATTAACTATTTTAGTAAATTCTAAAATAACGAGAGCTATTTCTATATGACTATACTGAGAAAAAGTTCTCTCTAAATTTTCCAATAATCCCAAGTAAATATCCCTGACCTGGGCATCATAATTGCTCTCAGATAGCAAGGATATTATAGTTTGTGTCTCATCTAAATTTAGATACTTATTATCGACTATGGCTTCTATTATATCAGAAGAATAGTTGTTAAAATTATCATTATCTCTTGCTAAGTTGATTTCAGTCATTAGTATCTTAGCCATGAAGTTTAATTTAGCTTCATGTGTTTTTATAGAATCCATACCAGTTCTTTTGGTATTCCTTATTATATTAACTACACTAAGTTTGAAATCATCATTAGCAAAACCGAATTTATCAATTATCCCATTGAAAAGTTTTCTCAAATCAGATACCGATGTTATTTTGTTAATTAGGTTTATTTTAGATGAATCATTAACTATGATGTCTATTAACATATTTAATCCTAATTGGTCCAGCTCCAAAAGAGCTAATTCTCCATAGTTATTCATAAATATATTTAACAATCCTAAATTTTTGCTCTCTAAGATGTTTTCTATCATGAGTTGTTTTCTTATGCTCATTTCCTTCTCCTTTCTTTAATATATCTCACATCATCAGTGAGATAATATATACACAGCATACCCTAAAGTTTCTATATTTTTAACAAAACAGAGGAATTATTTACATTTTGAAAGGAGACAATATGAATTTTTCTCAATATACTGAAGCTATAATAGTAGAAAGAGTACATGTAAGAAGTAAGACATTTAAAATAAGAATTCCTTCTTTAATGCCTGATAGTAATACGGCTATAAACTCTACTACAGGTACTCCAGTTATCACTAATAGTGGACATCGTGTAATAAATAAAAATATATCTGTAGAAGATAAAATAGAGACTATAGATTATATCGAAGCGGCTAACCACACATATTTTTATGAAAGATTACGAGGAAGTATTCCAAAAGATAAAATGGACCATACAGATGGTATAACAGAGAAATCTGAAGACCCTAGTCCAGATGGAAGCCCTGATGATATCATAGCTCATGATCATAAGATAAAGGAACCTATGGGATTATATAAATTAACATTTGAAAATCTGAATAATTTTTATCTAGAACCAGATACTAAAGTATATGGATTCTTTATAAATGGAGCAGCAGATACAACTAGATTTGCTGTAACATACGTAGATACAATGGTTCCATTTAGTGAAGAAGATGGAATACCTTATGAAGAATAGGAGGTACTTATGTTTTTTAATGGGAATTTAGAAGAGCTACATGGACTAGTAGACTATATAAATAAGATGGATTCTTCAAGAGTTTTATTCGGAAAAGGTTTCATGGATGCTAATATGGAGATACACATAATGGATATTATGGATAATTGGATGAATAAAGAATTTAATATGTTAACTGAAGTACCAATGAATGACTATGATTGGATCACATATGAATATAATCCAAAAAGAATGAGTAAAGATATATTTGGTACAGTGGATTTATGGAGAGTTATTTTAGATTTAAACGGTATGAAACATGCTGGTTCTTTCTGTAAAAGAAGTCATTTAACTTTACCAGAACCGGAACAGTTTAAAGCATTTGTAGAAAAAATGTATAATATAAAATTAGATTACCAGAGTTCTGTCAATCAACTTTGGTAATGAGGAGGAGATAAATGAAATCATTAAGTGAATTACTATACCATATATTGTATCTAGATGAATCTAACTCTAGAATTAAATTAGCTAATATTCCTAGATATTATAATATGGGAGACTTACTAGATACTATAATGGATTTATTTAATAAAGGAGGAGTACTATCTAATCAGGATATAACTATAGTAGCTACATCTCATGAAGGGTATCAGCAATCTATACTGAAAGGATTCCATACTGTGTATCTTTATGACATACTAGATTTTGCTGAATCAGATAGAGACGGTGTACATTATGTATATTATTATTTAAAAGGAAATTCCTTTACATCTAATTATAGAGTTATAATAGAGAGTATAGATGGTATCCCGGGAGATTTAGTAAAAAGACTATATGATAGTTTACATCCTAGTGCAGTTATGGTAGCAATATATGATGGGTCTATACCTAAGAGATATAACTCTCCAGATGATTCTTTCTTAATCAAGAATATGAATCCTTATTATTTAGAAAAAATAAAGAATAACAAGTTACAATTAGATACTAACATAAACTCTCTATTAAATAGATTAAGAAATAAATCTAATAAAATAGAAGATATATTAGATGAAACTAAATCTGGTTTTATAAATATGAGGAAAATAGAAAATATAAAGTTATCTGAGATAATAGATTTATCCAGTGTTATAATAACACCACATATTTCTTTAGTAAAAAATCTTAATAATCAAATAAGAGAATATATTAATATTACTGGAGCTAATAAAACCAATACACATCTTCCTGTTACTGGAGAATGGATGGTAACACATGATGTCGCAGAATGTAAAAATGTAGAGACTGGAGAAATTTACTGTCTCCCAAAAGGTTTCAGATTCTCTGTTAAAAGAAGTAACACATCAATGGGTGTATGTGAAGTTTGGTTCGACTATCTGAGACCTGATGGTACTTTTTATGAGTGTGCGATAGACTGTAGTGAGAGTTATTTAGAATTCCTTTCTTATGGAAAGACTAGTAAGATACATGCCACAGGTACATTTAAAGTATTCTTCGGATATGTCGTTCCTGATTTCCTATCTACTGATTCTGCTTATGAAAAAGGTATAGTAATATATGATTATACTTTGAGTAATACAAAGGATGATGTATACACTAGTATAATACCTATAAAGAAAGACTTGACTATTTATTACTCGTTAGATAGACCAATAACTGAGAAGATACTCCATTATTAAAGATAAAATCCCTTCCCGTAATGGGAAGGGAAATATTTATTTAATACTTTGTGGAATTATATATTTTAACTTAAACCACCGATATCTACAGCCCAGTCATTTAGTGTAACTGCTGCAGTATGGTTATTTAATTCTTTAGTTAAAGCATCATATACTACAGGGTGATCCGCCGCAATGACGTGTACTTTAAACTGCACTGGGTAAGGTTTAACCTCTGATTGTCCCCAAGTCTGGTCTAGAACTTCTCCTACTCCGTCATCTAACGGAACCATAGCATACAAGAATGCTCCATATTCAACTCTTTTAAATGAAGGATCTGGTACGATGTAGTAAGCACTCATACTGTGGTTTCCTTCATGATATTCTAAATTAGTCAAATGAGGATATAACCCAGCATAAGACCCACTTGTTACTACATATCCCATCCATGTATGGATATATCTGAATACAGGTATATCTTGATACATGTTAGAGAATGTTATTGTGATAGCTCTTGTAGCTCCAGATGATTTAGTTACTACTTGGTGAGTATTCTGTTCAGAAAGTGATTGAACTTCAGCAACTTCTAATTTCTTAGATTCAAATCCAGTTACAGAAACAACTGTAGTTCTAAATAATACTCTCATATAATCTGTAGCTTCTTTATGTAATACTTCCATACATTCTGGCATTGTAGCTGGTAACAACAGACATCTACCATCTATAAATGGTTGTATTTGTGCTAGTATATGTTTAGGCATAGGTAACAACTGATGATAAAGTTTATTTTCTATTTTAGAAGTATCTTTTGTATTTGTATACTTCTTAATATTATTACCTTTATGCTCAGTTAATGTACCTAAGGCATCTATTATAGAATTAATTGTCATTTTCCTTTAACCTCCTTCTTCTCATTACGCTGCAACAGGTTTAGCAGTTAAGTGCACCATATGATACAATACTTCACCATTGTACATTATATTTATATCATGGGATAACAGACCTATAGCTTTATCGTAATCTGATTTAAAATATATCTTATACTCTAGACCAGCAACCTTTCCTTCATAAGGTTTAAGTGCTAGTCTTATTTTATCTTCTATACGTTTAATAGATTCATCACTAGTTAATCTATGACGTTCTGCTTCTAATTCTTCATAAATAACTTTTATGATTCTATTTGTTATACTGTTATTATGGAATAACTGAAGCATACTAGACTGATTTAATAGGTAGTTACTCTTCTGACTATCTAAGAACACTCTTTCCTCTGCGTAAGCAGAAACACAGACGAATCCAGCATTAACTAACTTATCATTAGATTTTAATGTTAAATCTCCAATTGCTCTTCCACTTCCAGGAACAACATTAGTCAACATACCATTTGCTACACCACATACAGGTTCTGCAAATCCTTTTTCCTTATAGTGATCTATCAATATAGGAATCATTGTAAATGTCTGAGGAACTCTTATTGACTCCGAGCTTTCTACATCTAAGTATTCAAAGTTTCCAGGGAAATAAGTTATAAGTCTACTAAAGAAGTTATTACTTTTCTTCCACTCTATAGCTTCATCTATACTAGATATACCAATAGGAGCATTTAATAGACATTGTATTTCATCTCTATTGTTAGTAACTAAAGAGACCATAGCTGTTTTTACATCATTAGGGAATCCTGCATCTAATATGTAATCAGCTCTATTTGCCCATAAGTTGTAGATTTCAGCACTTCTCATTCCTAAGAATGCTTCCTTAAACATTTCTGCTACAACTTTTCTTCTCTTTTCAGGTTGTCCTGTTGGAGCAACATTTGCTGTGAAATCCCAGTCGAACCCTTTGAGTTTCATCTCAGTTAATAATCCTTCAGTACCACCAGTGAAATTAAATGTAGTAGCCTTTTCTACAACGAATGCTAAAGATAGCTGTTCTAATGTAGACAGGTTTAAGTAACTCAATCTATTAAATCTAGTTGTAGTCATATCAGCTTCTTTAAATGTTTCTTTAGCTTCTTTTACATTTTCTGCATATAATTTTCCTTCAACAGATATATTGTTTATAGTATTAAATACTGAAACTTTATCAAATTCACCTTGTATTATCTCTCCTATTTTATCCAACTGGTAAGAATCCATACTTCTAACTTCATAGTCACCTTTAAATTTAAGATTGATATTTAAAGGCAAGTCTCCTCTACTGTCTTTACTTAAAGAGAAAGCCTGTTTTGTATTAGTTACGAATGAATTTATTCTAGTGTCATAGAATTCTCCTACAAAATAAGGTCTTCCTTCTATAGTATCATGGGAATCTGACATAATGAATTGGAAATTATTACCGTATTCTCCTTCTCCATTATATAACCCATATAGAATAGGGTAAACTCTTTGTCTTTCAGTTGTTGGTTTCAATAGAACGTCTTCATACATTTTAGAAGCTGTTCTTATTAGTGTATCCATATTCTTTATACCGTTAACTGGTATAGACACTAATTTAATTCTCTTAGTGTTTATTTTATGAACAACGTGAGCCGCAGTAGGCTGTGTTGAATCTTCTTGTCCAGCTGTAGGATCTTCTACGAAACCAGAACCATCAGGAAGTATCCATCCTAAAGTTTTAGTTATATCAGTATTATCTTCATTTTTATTTTCTATAGATAATCCTAATATAAATCCAGCTTTAGTAGCTGAACTATGTTTTACGGATTGAGCTATTAAGTTTCCTCCCATAGCTACATGAATTGCCGCCATAGTATAAGGTAAACCTAGACGTTTAACATCAGGTTCTCCATATGTGTTTATAAGTTCCTTGTAAGCTCCAGTTCCAGAGAATTTTCTAAGAACATTAGTAGGTCCTTTTTCTGTATAGATAGGCATATATAATGTCCCACTATTAACTCCAATTATAGGAGCTGGTACTACAGACTCGTCTGTTAAATAGTGAGATGTATGTGATGTTCTATGTTGTAGAACACCATTGATAGCCTTTACTATTTCCATATTATTCCTCCTTCTTTATTAATTATATCTTTATTATATTATGAAAAAATGAAAGTAATTTTGATACTCAGATATTCCACAAAATACTATTCTAATTTCAATAATACCTTTGTTTTTATGGCATTTTGTGGGTTTTCGGAAACAGTAAAATGATATAAACCAAATTAGGAGGAAAGAAAATGGAAGATATAAAAGATACAAAAAAAGAAGAAGAAAAGTTACAAGAAGAGATTAAAACTTCTGTAGAAGATGCTGTTAAAACTATAGAAGAAGGACAAGAGAAACAAGAAGAAATAGTTAAACAAATGGATGATGTGATAGAATCTATAGAAGATGGAAAGGAAGAATTATCTGAGGAAAATAGAAAATTTGTAGAAGAGTTATCAGAAGATTTAAAAGATGTTAAAGAAATAGATGAAAGAATGGCTAAACAATTTGAGAAATTTAAAGATGTAATCTCAATAGATGAAAAAGGTTTCCATCTTAACATGGTTGGAGCTACAGTGTCTATGTTATCTAATGTTCATTCTGATTTACTAAAAATGAAAGATGAAAATGATACGATATCTGAGTTCTTTTCAAGATACTACCAAGAAACAGAAGATAAAAATAATCCTTACAGTATAACCTTCAATAAAGAAGAAGATGATAATAAGATATATTATGTATTGAGAAAAGAATGGTTTAAAATTATTCCAGACACAAGTTATAAAGATATAGATGGTAATGAACATAATATGATGATACCTGATATGGATAAATTAGAAGGAGATGTATTTAAAATATTAGGTAATAATGAAAATACAAAAGATTTACTAGCAGCATTAGCTCATATATATGGAGAGATACATAAAATAAATGTATCATTATATTTTAGAGATAAGTCACTTCTAGATTATGATTCTGCTTATAAAAAGTTCTTTAGTGATTTAGGAGGATTAGTCAATGATTTCGCTAAGGAATTGAATTATCAGATAACAAATGAAAAGATAGCGAAGAAAGAATTTAAAACTCAGATATCCTTTATCTATAACTCTATTAATAATAAACTAAAGAAAGAAGCTAAGATATCAGTTAATATAGGACCAACTATGAAATCAGCTATAGATCTTTTAGGAATGATAGTAATAAATAGGATAACAACAGCTTCTACTATAGACGAGGTTAATTCTATCTTTGATAGCGAGAAAAAAATGAATCAAAATCAAACTAGAGCATTAGAATTAACTATAGCTAGAAGAATAAGAAAGAGTACTTTAGATAAAGCAGATCTGTTACTAATACCTGCATTTATTAAATCTTTATCCTCAGATTATGAGAAGAACCCATTTGTATACACTTGTAAACAAATATCAGAAGAGATACATTCTTGGAATGGAGTGGGTGTATTATCTATATAGATAGGAGGTCATCATGGCTAAAATTGATATATTTTCACATAAAGACGGAGCAGTATATACTAATTACGAAATAGATTTAATAATCTATAATGATAATATAAATGCTCTAGATAATATGGAATTAGACGTATTTTTATTTGGTTCTCTTATATTGGTTCATAATAATGGTAATTTAGAACATAAAGTTTGTACTCTTGCTACTAGAGTTAATATTCCAATATATAGTGAAGAACAGATAGTAAAAGATGAGCAGCATACAGTTATTAAATTCCAACCTGGTGATAAAGTTATGTCTAGCGACATTGTTCCAGCAAAGTTAAGTAATGTGCAAGAGATATTTAATAACTTACTTACTGGACATTTATCACCTACTATACATTATATGAAATACTATGAAATAATATTAAACTGCTTAAAATTTAATCATGAATTAGCTTTCCCTAGAGTATTATTAGAAATACTTATAGCAGAATTATTTCTTGATAATACTGGTAATAAACCTGTTAGATTAAGTAATAACCCTTATGAAAAAGGTATACCATCTAGTATAACAGATTTAGTGCAATCTAAGAATACATTTAATAGTATGACATTTGAAGATCCGTCTAAAGCTATTCTAATAAACAAAGGAAAGACTAAAGAACAACAAATAGCTAATCCTAGTTTATTAGAAAAATATATGAGAAAATAAACGAAAAAAAAGATGTCCTCCCAGACGGGAGGACCTTTATTATCTTAAACGAAAGCCGTATACATCAGCTAATGAGTATTTTTCATTAGATATACCTATTTCTCGTCTATCTTGACTGTAAATTAAAACCCCACATGCTTTGAGGTTTCCCTTGGTATGTATTACTTGCTGTGCACTAGCTATCAAGAAATATATAGCTTTTAAATAGTCTGATTCTTCTTCCAGGTATGGTTTTCTTTCAATATCTGATGTTGAGTATACCATAAAAACAACATTTAAAAATCTAGTTAAAAGATTAATATCAGGTGAATATTTATCTGCTAGTGGATTATTAATTATTAATTTTGTTACTAAGTTATTTACTATTTCTCCAGGTTCTCCAGATGAGAGTTTAATGAAATCCTTTCTGGAGTAAGTTACTTCAAATTTAGAAGTATCTCTATGATTTCTAAGTAGTGTAGGATTTTCATCTGGAACTTTTACCCTAATAGAAACTTTAACTCTGATATCGTCTTTAGTCTGAAGAAGTCTTATATCCAATATAAGCATTTTGAAATCTTCTATTTTAGTTCCTTTAGGACTCCATTGTACTAAGGAAAACTTAAATCCTCCTTCATTTTCAGAAGTAGTATCCACCTGGTAGATATCGTTATTTCTTTTGAAATTATTATATACATCATTTATTGTATTTTTATACAATACTGAAAAATCATCAGATTTAAAAGCTGATATCTCTCCTTTAGCTTCCTTCAGTTCTTTTTCTAATCTTTCTACTTTCTTTTCTAAATTTTCTATATAATTAATTATTGCTGACACATTTATCCTCTCCTTTTTAATTTAATTTTTTTTTTATTAGACGGTATGAGTTAAACTCATACTGTCATGATACCCATACCTATATTAAAGTTAGGTATGGGGGTACACCATCTAATCTTAAATCTGTTTGTACCCCTACCGGGTTTAAAACCTTATCGGGGTCAAATAGTCTATAATTCTATCGATTTGAATATTAACTCTTATCTTCTTCCTAATGAATCGACGCTATGTATTTAATACATAGCGTCTCCAAATAATCTATTGACGGTATAAGATAAAGTTATACCGTCATTATATCCCTTCCGTTATAGTTATACAGGGGTATTATTGATTTAAAAATGCTACGTTATTACTGAACACCTCGTCTAGTATAGCTAAAGGATACATGTTAACTGATCCCCAAACTGGATGTTTCACCGGTGCTACAAAAATTCCTCTTTCATTACAGGTTCTAGTAGCAATCTGTCCTAATCTCTGAGCTAATTCTAATGTCAGAGGAACATTCTTAAATGTTGCGAAAGCGTTTATAGTCAGATAACTTTCGTTACTTATTATTTCTACTTTCTCATTTAGTATGTTAATACATTGAGTATTTCTATCAACGCTTTCAAATAATGTTTTTATATCAGAGACATTCTGATCTACTTGTCCTGCTAATTTGAACATGAAATCCGTGAAAGATAGTTCGGGTTCGTTTACACTGTATGAACCTGTCTTTCTAATAGACGGAATAACTTCAAAACATATCCATTTCTGGAATTCTTGAGCCTCGGGTTTACGTGAACCCATTATAACTTTATAAAGATTAGGCTCATTTACAAATAAAGTACTTTGTGGACCCCCATTAGAAAGGACTTGAATTGAAGTTAACCCCTCTGGGAATAATCTATCAGATACTTTAGTGACATTAGTTAACCCTAAAACTATACATACATCTAATAAACAAAACCAAGGATTTCCTTGATTATCCATTAGAACTCTAACGGACCCTAAATTGTTGTAATTAAATATCTCAAATTTATTATCACCTCCTTGTAAATTATTTTGATTAACTGCTAGTGTAGTTTCCATACTAACTACCTCCTTATTTTATTTATAAACCGTTAATACGGATTTATATTTAAATTAATTACCTCAGGTTTACTCGTAATGAGAAAAAACCCCTAGCTTACCCCGAAGGGTCGGCTAGACCACACCTCTTCATCAGGATTTAGAGAAAAGATGTAGTATTACTTGCAGGGACCACGTTTTCGAAAACGGTTTAGTCGGTACCGTTAAAACGAAATTGTGACCCACATCAAGTTAGACTTATTCTTTCTCAGATCCTAATGTTTGGTGTTGGTTCTCTCATATTCCTATTCTGGTTTAATAGGATATGAGGTACTTATATTTTAGTAGAGCTGAGATGTAATGTATGATCAAAAGTAACAATCGTAAATGATGTAATTATGTTATTAGTGGAGTTTATGTGTATACGTATCAACACATAAACAAAGCACAACGCCTGTTTCTTTTTCGCATGTTAGTTTGATCTGTAATATCTAACGAACATGTGAATCATACACCAAAATAATATATAGGTATTTTAATTTAAATTTCTTCGTCTTCTTTTTTAGCTTCCTTATTCTTCTCTATAGTTCTCATCATCTCGTAATCCTTTATAACTTTCTCACTCGGTGCTTCATCAGTATACATAACTGGATAACTCTCTTGTAATCTAGTGTTGGCTATATTATTATTAACATCTATGTCAATAGGATAAAGAAGTTTAAGATCTAAGTGTGTTCCTCCATCTATCTCCTTGTTAGTCTCAGTATCTAACCATACCATCCATCCCATATCTTTTTCTTTATTGTATTTAAAAAATTCTTTAGCATTAGGATTTCTTTTTATCTCCATATTTTTTAAAGCAAGACTAGCATCAGTTGCAGTTTTATCAGAATGTCTAAAATCATTCATGCCGTCATCTTCTTCATATACTGTGACGATTTCTCCATTTACATTTTCTATATGTCCATTAGACTTTTCTTTATTAATAAAATTAGAAAGATCTAATGGTTCTTGATTTAAGTTGTTATTTACTTTAACAGTATTAACTTCTGTCTTAGGTACTGGAGATTCTTCTACAGTACTTACAGGTGGTTCCGCACGATTATATGGTTTAGCATTAGTAGATGGTATATTACTTTCTCCAGGTTGTTGTGGTCTATAAGCTGGAGCACTCATATTAGTATTTATAAACTTATCTACTCCCCCACTAAATAAACTATTCATATAGTTATCATTGGTACTTATTCTGTCCTCCATCTGGTGAGCTATGTTACCTCCTCCAGCTTGTATCTTAAGATTAGTTAATTCTAAGTCTTTATTAAACTTAATATCATCCATTCTTCCTTTTTCTTTTTTACTCTCTAAATCAGCTACTGTTTTCTCAACGTCTATTAATGATTTAAATAAAGAGTACTTAGAAGTTCTTAAATCAACTTCTGTTTTAGTAGCTTTTCCACTTTGTACTAAATCTCTTATTCTATTACCCACTTCTCTTATCTCATTATATATTTCATCATGTAGTTTATTTAAGTTCTTTATTCTCTTTTCTAATTTCTTTCCATATTGAGAATACTCATTAGTATTGTCATTTGAGAATGGTATAAAAGAATAGAAACTATTGGCATAGTTGTTAGCTTCTTGATTTATGTATTTTAATCTATTAAATGTATCTTGGTCATAACCGAAGATATCGTTCATATAAAACATTATAAACATCTCCTTTCAAATAAAAAAAAAGAGGTAGCAAATGCTACCCCATGATTAGAACGGGAAGTCTTCGTCATCCTCCTCGTAGGATTTTTTACTAGTTTTCTCTGATGATGTTTTCTTTTGATAAGACTCAGACCCTCCTTTACTAGTAGTATTAGAGTTATTTTTCTCTCCATTTAATTCAGCTAATACTTTCTTATAATGGTAGTCTCTGTGGTAACATGTACCAGCTGCTAAAGCTTCAAAAGTTAATTGCATAGCAAAGAAGAAATCATATGCTTTAAGATCAGTATAGCTAACTGAGTCTTTGTTGAATCTGTGTGAGTTTTTAGCTTGTCCAAAATAGAAGACCCATTTCTTTGCTTCTTTTCCTTCTGGTTTCTTTTCCATTTTAACACAGATAACTGGTGTTCCTCTTTCTTTAGATGTATAAGCGTCTAAATCTAGAATTTGGTCACTTTCTTTTCTCTGTGCTCTATTGTAGAAAGATATAGGGTCACTGTCAAGAACCTCCCCTTCTGTCAGAGCTTTTATCCTTGATATTATTTCCTTAGCTTTACTCGCTAATTGTGGAAATGGAACATTTAGATTCAGCATAAGTTTATCAGAGAATTTCCCATCTTCTCCTAATTTTGAAAATGTGAAAGCCACATAATCTCTTGTCTTCCCATCGTCTGATATAATAGTTGATAACTGGATTTGTAACATTTTACTTTTACTCTTGTCAGTGTTATTCCAGTCAGATTCTCTGACAAGTTCTGTTGTTACCATTTTCATAATTATTACCTCCTAATATTTTTGTCACTTTAATAATATATCTTTATTTTATTTTATCCTTCATTTTATTTATATATTCTTCTGTATCCCTGTTTAGTTCTTCTATAGCTTCTAACCTCTTCTCTATATCACCATTTTTAGTTAATACATATTCCTTTATTCTATGGTCTACATATTTATGTAATTGTATTTTTCCATTTAATGGCATAAATATTCTTTTAACATCAGGATTAATCCAGTTATTAGATACATTACAATATTGAGAACTTATAATAGCAGGATAGTCATTTCTACCTAATCCTTTTTGGAAATCATTAAAGTAATGAAGATTATACATTTCATCATCTGCTTGTCCTTGATGTATATTTAAACTATCTATATGCTCTTTAAACTTAGATAAATGAACATCAATATCTTCATTACCAGACGGCTTTATTTCTATATATGAATATTTCATTAATTCAAACCCATTCTCAAAGAATGTTACTATCTGATAATATCCTTGTACATCGTAAACTAATGTAACTGTGAACGTTTCTTCATTAACATATATTTGTGTAGGTACACTAGTTGCCTCCATATCAGATATTTTTAACTCTCCATGTTCTGGTTTAAAGAAGAAGAACTTATGTGGCTTTTCAGGATCATCACTCAATACTACGGAATAGAACATGTTACTTCCATATAATGGTTGAAAATATTGGGTAAATTCAGGATTTAATATAAACGCTTTCCCTTTTTCATTTTCATGTATAGGATTCAATGGAGCTATAAGTATATCTCCTCCTTTGTCTAAACCATTCTCATCTTTCTCTCCAGCGTATAAAACTAATATACCTTCATCAATATATTGAGTAGGATTCAATCCAGGAAATACTCTCACTATATCCATAATAGTAGGGAATTGATTTAAGATCTTATTATAATATTTAGAATAAATGAATACTAGATCTTCCCCTGTTAATATGTTTTTAGCTTTAAATTTAAATAGATCATATGTGATAGGAAATAAATCCCATATCATGTTTTCTTTATACGGTGTTGTATCATATATCATTTTATTTATATCTTCTATTACTTGTATAGTATTATTTTCTACATATATTGAATAGTATTGATAAACATATTTTCCTTCTATATAGCATGACACAATATATTTATTGTAATCCTCTTTATCTAGAAGGAGTATTGATTTTATCCATCTTTTACGAACCTTAGTATCTTTAAGATTTAACAATCTATGTCCATACTTAGTTCTATGTACATAAGCTAGAACCCTATTTCTAGTCTCATCTTTTCCATCTCTTTTTACTGTATACTCTTTAGAGAATATAACTCCATTTCCATAATCCACGATAATCTTTAATTCATCTTCAGTTATATCGTCGAAAGTTATACAAGATATAACTTCTCCATTAAGAGATGTGAAACCATAATGGATCTTTCGTTCCTTTTCATCTACATACCTATAAGTCAATAGATCATCCATAATTAATCTTTCTGCTTCTTTAGTAGGGTCATTGAGGTATTCATCAAACTCTCCATTAGCAGTTGTTGCTATTCCAGATACATCTTTTAACTCATGATAACACTCATCTCCTATTTCATTCATGAGAAATTCTATTACTTGTTTCATTATTCCTCCTTAATCTCTTTTATTTTCTTTTTCGTCAATTTGAGAGCAAAAGCGTATCCCCACTGAAAATGTTTCCGATCATCGTCCATGCCTCCTCTTAAACAATCAGAAACTACTTGCTTCTCTAGTTTTTCTAGATACTTATATAAATCATCAAGTTTATTTTTCATATTGATCCCTCCTTATGAAAAAAAAAGATGTCCATAAAGAACATCCTTGTTTTATTTTAATTTCGATTTCAATACATTCATAATAGCTTTTCTAACTACACTATTAGAAAGTATACTATCTGTTAATAATTCTATATCTATTTCTTCTTCTTCGTTTTCTGAAAGTTCCTCTTTAGGATAGACTTTCTCTAAATGATCTTTCATAGTTTCTTCTAATATTTTAGAGTCAACCATTACTGATTCTTTTATCCATTTTAACAATCTTCTAGCTTCAGGTTTTCTAGAGTTTTTCATAAATATTTCTAAGTTAGCTATATCTGTGTACTCATTAGTTCTTGGATCTTTTCCTGGTATAAATTTATTGTATATATAGACATTATCTAGTTTATTATATAGATTTCTAGATTTACTCTTATACCCTATAGCTAGATGTATGTCGTCTAAATTGAATATTAAAACATTTCTCTGTTTCATAACGTCAATAGGAGCCATATATCCAGTTTCATCTATATAGATGTATCTGTAAACTGCTTCCCCTACTTTATTTTCTAAGACTACATTATAATTCATATTACATATCTCCCTTTCCTTTATTTAAATATTCTTCAACTATTTGTACTAGAAGATTCTTTACACGGTTATCTCCTAGTATTTCCTCAATTATCTTATTACTATTTATCGTAGGGGCAGGAGGATCAACAGTATATTCTTTTTCTCCTGTAGTATTAGTATCAGTGAAACCAGTAAAATTTTCAAATATTTCTTTATTTGTAATTACTTGTGAATTAATAAATTTTAATAGTGGTTTAGCCTCGGATTTAGTAGAACCAGATAGCCATGTTCTGATATTATCAATTCTTATAAATTGTGAATTACACTCATATGAACCTGAATCCCCAACTGGTTGTTTAAAGTGTTTTACACCAGTCATATCCATTTTTCTATACATTATGGCACTTACCATTTTATATTCAGTTATGTTAATTACATCTCTGAATTCTACATATAAGTCCCCGTTATATTTTGTAACACATAATATAGTTTCTTCTCCATTTGACTTTTTATATTTTAGTATATAGAAAACTCTTCCTTCTTTAGATTCTATAATTTTAAATATGTCCATAATTTTATTATCTCCTTTAGTTTTTTTTTAACTGCTACTAATCACCCCATCTTTTGAAAA